TTTTAAATTCTTCGTCCCACTTTTTATATACTTGGATACACGCAATTTGATTTGCGAGCCATTTCAAAGTTTTACTAACTTTGTCTTCTAATGAAATTTGTTCCATATTACTTATATTTATATCCTTTGCAGGATTGTTAGTTACTAAATCTCATCAAACTCTTTCTGAAATCTCTGTTTTGTTTCATTCAGAAGCTGCTTGAATTTTGTTTTAAACTCTTCATCACACTCTGAAAGCCCACAAATAGCATCAGCAAGACTACTACGCATTGATTTTGGAGACAAATTTAAGAGTTCATTTACTTTAGGAATTAAACTCTTGGCTAAGATATTTGCTCTTTCTAATTTTTCTGTATTCATGTTACTTTTTATTTATATCCATTACAGGATGGTTATTACTCTACTACTTTCTCAAGGGAAAAATAATCAATTCCCCAAGCTTGGCTTGCGTATTGATAAGGTTCTCCATTTTTCTTTATTTTTCGGATAAAAAAATGAACCTTGACTTCATTCTTGCAAAGACACATGGCACTTTTTAGTTGTTCTATGATAAAGATATTGCCATCTTTATCTTTCACCTTGTCACCTTCATGGAAAGGTAACAAACTAAGGAAGTCGTTCATTATACCATTCTGCTTTTTGCGAAGCTCTGATATTTGTGAATCCATCATCTTTAAACGACCTTCTACATTTTGTAATTTGTTGTATAATTCTATTTCTGTCATATTACTTATATTTATTGCCCGAAGGCGGTTAAACACTATTTATGTATAAACTGACTTAAATCCACATCATCGTGAACAAGGGCGTTTACAGCAATTAAACCATTTATGAGAAGTTCCAACTGTTCTTTGTTGATAAAGAACAATTTTCTTGCTATCTTCCCACATTCGTAAGCACCAAGAAGAACTCTATCATTTTCAACTTCTATGTTTATAAAAGGGTTATTCTTTGACGTTATATCCAAACTATATTTACACATACATACACCTATATTTATGCCCGAAGGCGGTTAAACAATCAATTCATTAAATTTTCAACCACATTTGACAGCTTCCTTGCTTTGTCTTGCAAGAACTTAGGAAGATTATCAAAATCAGAAGGCTTTAATCTTACGATACACAATATACCTTTTGCTGTCAGTATTGATAGAATAAACAATAATACGACCATTGCGTATATAGGAAACTTTATAATTGCTATTATTCTTTTCATACCTACACCTCCATTTCTGAGTTAATATTTAAGACAAAGAGAAGGTGCTGCAACTGATGAACAAAGCTAATGCAAGCGATGTGACTCATGTCTAGACCAACACACACCGTGAACGCACCATCTATATCTACACCTTTTGATAGATATAAAAGAGTTCTTTCTAGTGGTAAGTAATGCCGCCAATCATGATACATTTCTTTCTTCCACCCATTCTTCTCTAGAATCTCTGGAACGAGAGGAATCGGAACAATATCCTTAACCCAAGCGCAGCAGTCACATAAGAGATAACCTTTATCTCCAAATTCTGCACCTTCGATGTTCTCTAAGCATACAACACCTTTCAGCACTGTTCCATCATCCAACTCCAAAGTCTTTGTTGGGTCTGATGATGTTACTCGGTAAACAACATCTTTGGCAGTACCTAGCGGTACTCCGTTTGTCATCACCAAATCTCCTGGAATATATTCTAACTTATCCATACGCTTTACTTTACTTCTTTAAAGATTACACTTTTATGGTCTGAGCGTCTCTCAAAATCACAATATCCAAATCCTCTATTCATACAGGTGAAATCATTAAAAAAACATCCATCACATAAAGAATGACGGTCTCGTTCTTGAACTTCAATCAAATGTCCATCATCGCCATCTGGAAGAATAAATCTTTCTCCAACTTTAAATTCTGCCATATTTAATTTCTTCCTAATTCAATATAGACTTTTTCCAACACTTCTAACGGATAATCATTCAGATTGAGATTATGTATTCTATGAATGATAATTCGCTTACGGTATTCTAATTCTATTGCCTTAATCTGCTCCTCATCTTTAGGTATTTCAATTCTACGAGAGAGGATATAAGATGATACTCCAAATTGAAATCCGTTAGACTTCCGATATTTAATATTGTTTACAACGACCAAAGTTTTTGTTATTCTTTCAACAATAGCAATTCTTCTGTTGTCGTATCTGTCGAAAACAACAACCTTGTCACCAGCAACCAAATCTTTAAGTTCTTTCATTGCTTCCTCCTTTCTTTTTAGGAACATACTCATCTAACTCATCGTCAAACTCATAGCAGTCTGGGCAGTAGTGCTTATCGCCTATCTCCGCCCATTCGCTTTCCATTGCTTGCTCTTTGGCTGTTCCTTCGTCCAACCAAGCCACAATGCCATTAAACTCATCAATGAAGGGCTTTCCGCATCTGTCACATATTACAGAATACATAGTAACTGGCTTAATCATGGTTGCCTCCTTTCAGTAAATCGTCAATATATATCCACCTCTTGATAGTATAGTCGCTGCGCTTAAAACTAGATTCATCCCAACCAAAGTTGGTTAGGTGCGAAGTAACATAGTCTATCTCATCCGTCATGTTGAGTGGTCTATGATACACAACTTCTACCAAACATTTATGGTACTTTTTGGGATTTTCATCAATAGCATGCCACAAGTCTTTAATAAACTCATTGATAGCCCACTTAGCACCTAGTCCAATAGCTTCTTTGATGTCCTCTTTGTAGAACATTTCCTCTTTATCATCATTATCGAAGACTACTTCTTCGCCATTTAACAGGAATCTATCTTCATAGATTTCTTCCTTGGCTTCTTCTATTTTCTTATCTATCATATTATTAAGTTTTATAATGACCTCCACGACCAGTATTGTGCTGGGGCTAAGAAGGTATATGGGCATAAAGCCTTGACTTACTTTCGCTCATTCTGTGTCGTGGAGGTTGTATTATTCAAAATTTGCTGTAGCCATATTATTTCACTCTCTTGAATTGAACGTTTTTTCTATCTTTTCTAGTGCTTGCGCTACAATTAAAATTATTGCAGACAGTTTCATAAATGTTGCTACTTATCTCATCGAAGAAACAGCCATTGCATTCTTCTTTCTCGGTCTTAACCACCTTCAAGACGATTTCTGACCCAATAGGTAAATCTTCCATAATTACACCTCCTCGTTGTATTTATAAACAAGCCCGACAACCAGCTTTACAAGCTCATTGTTCGTCATAACTCTAGTGTCTGTATTACCAAGTCTCAGCTCATCAATGATACGTTCTGCAACCTTCTGAATGTGCCCCATCTTAGACAGAGGGAAACGCTCAATGTCGGCAGCCTTGTCAAGATGGAAGCTCTCACGAAGATAAGTGCCACGAATAACGCCACAAATTGACGGGCGTTTTGTTACTACCCATACACCTTCATCTAACTCGTGACATATACGCATACACACAGGCTCGTATCTGCCATTTACCTTACCATACAAGGTGTTTGATATGTCGTGCTCAGGAATTTTGTATTCCTCGTATCGACCTTTACTGTTCTTCACATACAGCTGTGGAATCTTTTTCATTTTTCTTACGTTTTAAATTAGCTATTCTAGTTTCTCTAAGATATTCCTCAGATTTCTTCAATCCGAGTTTCTTAGCTTGTTTAGCGACCGCGCAAACGCTTCTGCCAACTATTCTAGCAATATCTTTGTTAGAGGAGTCTGGGTAACCTGTTTTCAATGCTCTTAATTGAGCTTCATTCCAAGGAGTGCCAGTGTTATCTTGTGCGTCTTCTCCATCTACGATAATTCCGTTTATATCAAGATTAAGACCACTGAATATACAAGCATCTGCAAGTGCTTTTTCGGCACGTTTATAATCAAGCACCTTTTTCCCGATGATTTCGAATCCTAGAGAGAGTTTGTCAGGGCACTCTGAAAACACTTTCTTATCTACAGATTCAGGATATATAGCTTCCACTGCATTACGCATACGAGAATGAACTCCCTTAATTGGAATAATAAAGTATTCTGCAATATTTGTTGCCCAAGAACCGTTATATTCATTCATTGTCTTTCTAAATGCAGAAACAGAAGATTCAAGCATTCCGCTCAATATTCCAGACATAACAACCATTGTGTACATCTTATGCCTTTCGATATGATGCTTTAGAAATTGGTTATCGAGTGCGTAATAACATTTCCTTACATCATCTTGTAGATTGAACTTGATGATAAAAGTAAGATTATCCCATATCTCAGACATGCCGTCAGCTTTCATTCGTTCTTTGAATAAGTCAATCAATTCATCGGAAAATTCCTTCGCCTCTGTCATTCTTCTCTTTACATCATACTTAAATAGCTTTTCATCTTCCGATACCAGTTTGAATGTTTCATCTATGTTAGACTTGACAATTTTAGCAAAGCCGCCTACCATAGAATAGAAAAGCATGTAGAGTTTGCTTATCTGCTCTTTTGATGGAACTGCAAGAGGAACACCTGCGAGTACACACGAATTATTTGGATTCCAATTTGTCTGCATACTATTTAAGAAAGACTTTAAACATACCACCTATTGCATTATCAACACTAATGCCTTCAGTTAGAAAATCACTTTTGAGAATATCATCAATAGAGTAACTCCAATCACAACTACCTGTAAGACCACCCCAAGGGCAAAATGTCTTAAAACCAGATGATACATTATTGGCAGTATCGTAGTTACACACGTAATAGTTGTAACGTTTAGCAATTCTTTTATCATGATTAGATAATCCGTCCAATGGAATCCTATAAACGTAATATTTTAGAGACAACGTAATTCTATCAGCGGTTGAATCAATGTAAAAGTCGCTACCACACTCGCCAAATTTTTCATTGGTAACATGTACGTTTCCATACATATCTGATATTGCATCTATCTTTTTGGATGCCAATCTTTTCATTAAGCCTTCTGTAATACCTTTTTGTTTTTCAGCCTCAACAAACGATTTGAGAAGTTCTTGTTGCAGCAGTCCGCATTCTGAAGTTGCTTGTGCAGACAAATTATTGATTACCATTCCGTCCATATTACTTTGATTTAATGTTTCCGTATGCAGCATAGAAGCTATCGAGCTGCTGTGTTGCGTGAACTAACTTCTGATTGTAACTATCTCGCTCTGCTCTAGCCTTAGAAATAAAGACGAAGCTAACGATGAATGATATTACTACCGTTATCACGATGAATAACCAGGGCAGCTTGTGTACTGCCTTATTGATTGCTCTTCCTAGATTTCTCACAATAACCCAGGAGTAGATTCCTATGAACACGACCGCCTGCTTTGTGGTTGCGTTAGTAACTTCTGCGATTTTGCCTTTTCTTTCTGCCATAATTCTAAATTTACTTGGTTCGGTTGCACCAGTTATCGGTAGATTTCCAATAACCAGCCATCCATATTTCTTTCTTTGTCGCATCAGGATGCTCGTTAAGCCAATCCTCTGCCTGCTTACTTACGTCTGCCATAATTTACTTCCTTAAAGAATCACCTGTAAAAGGAACTGCTTTTGTTGTTGCTATCAGTCTATCCACAACTCTATCTCCATATCTCTGAGTAAGCTCGTCAATACTGAGGTTTGTGGTAAGGATAAGCAATTTCCCCTTCTTTTCAGCAGCGTCACAAAGTTCAGCAAATGGCATACGCTTGTTGCCATAAGAGTTAAGATTATCCTCTGTACCAATATCATCAATATAGATAATATGAAGTTTGAGAATTTCATCAATCTTTTGGTTCAACTCTTGTGCGCTAAAGATGTTTACCACCTTTTTATGTACATCTTTAATAAGAAGAGGAAGGATATACATTCCGATTACCGACTTGCCTAATCCGCAACCGCCGAACATCAATAACCCTTTTCCTTTGTTGTCTGTCATCCAATCAACAATAGGGCGGTAATTGCGTTCGTTCCATTCTGCATTGCATCCAGACTTCATATTGACTACATATTGCAAGCCTCCACGCAAACGTTTCTCTGCATTAGGAATGCTTATTTGTACTCTGTCAATTTCTTGCGGATAACCAGTATCTCGCATCTGAGATACAAGGTTCTTGAAATATTCGCCATCTATTTGTTCCATCTATCTAGTCCTTTTGTGTAATCTTTATTTTTACTATTCTGTAAATTCATACCAACAGGAAGATTGTTGGCTTTCTTATAATGATATTTGTTGTTATTGTTCCACGTAACCAATCTGCTTGCAATTTGAAATACTTTCTCCATTTCAAACCGCATTTTTTTTCCACCATTATTCATTTCCGTCCAGTACAGATAGAAATCATTCAGCATATCCTTTCCGTACTCTTCGAGGTAAGGTTTCAAACTTTCTGCGAAATCTTTCTTTCGTTCCTCGATAGTTTTTTGTGTGTTAGCAAGTGTGTTACTTGATGTGTTAGCAGCACGTTTCCTACCTTTGTAACTTTTTATATCACAAATAGTTATTACGCTACCTTGGTGTGTTACTTGGTGTGTTAGTACGTGTGTTATATACCAATGTTTAAGCAACGTTCTTACGGTTTGCACTCCAATACATAGTTCACTCGAAATCTTGCGGATGCTAACAATCAATGTTCCGTTATCGTCTGCATTTGCTAGAAGATAAACAAACAAGTTTACGGCATTTGTCCTATCAAGTTTCATTAAATCACAATATTGTTCTTTGCTAATCTTAAAAGAATCCATTGTATTTAAAATTGTATGTTACACAATACTACTGCAAGTATTGCTCGTTTTTCTGAATATCATGCTGAATATGCAGTAGCGCGATATATTCATCAGAATCAGGAAAATCAAATCCAGCCTCTTCTTTTGCATACGATTTGAAATCAGAAATTGATTTGCTCATTTCGTCTTTCGTAAGGTCAGCAGAAGAACGAAGATACTTATAGCATTCTCCTGTGAATTTATCAATCCCTTCTCTGAGGAAAATATCTTTGTTCACTACTAGCTTATAGAAATGTGTTTTAACTTCGTCTAGAGTGTAGCCGTATTGAAGCGCAAAGGCAGATAGAAGTAAATGAAGGTAGGCATTCTGATTTAAGGAACGCCCACGCTTCTCTTTCAGTTCTACCATAGCACCTTTGGTTTCCAACTCGGTTACTTTTGCTCTAAACTTTTCTAGCTCAAACACATTTTTTAGATTGAACCACATAAGCGTTGAATGCTCGTTTGATTAACTCTACGCTAGAAGGGCAAGTCATCAGAAGACTGCGCATCAGAAGATGGAGCAGCAGATTGCGGTTGCTGCGGCTGTGCAGGTGGAAACAGACTTTGCTGATTCGTCGGGTTTGCCACGCCAGCAGCATTAGCAGAACTTGCCATAGCTTGTTGCGCTGCTTGTGCGCCAGACTGAACATTGCCACTAAAACCGCCACCTTGTGTAGGAGCTTGTTGTGTCTGACGGATAACATTCCAAGCGTTAATCGAGTTAAACCATCTTCCATTATATTCTCTAGCATTAATATCGAACTGAACGGTAAGAATTTCGCCAAGCTGAATGTTAAGTTGGTCTATCTTGTCGTTTGTAACATCGAATGCCAGTTTTTTAGGGTACTGCTCTTGCGTCTCCAACACATAGGAAATGCTACGCCACTGATTACCTCTTTGTGATGTTCCACTTCTTTCAGGTAGCACCACAATAATTTTTCCTTGAATTTCCATTATTACTTATTAATAATTTCGTCAATAAACTCATTTGCCAACATAACCCTAGATTCCATAAGCATTACATCGTCTCCATTTCTCTCAATCTCAGCCCAATGAATAGGCTTAGATAACCAAGGGCAGTATGTAATGAAGATGCCACTAGAAGCACCAGTACAACTCATTTCTGCCATCATCTGCCAGTAATACTTAGGTTCAACTTCTTTGAGCGAAGCAGCATCGTGGATAAGTGTGCGATACTTCATATAAGTATTGATGTTAGGGCATTTAACCTCAATAATCTTAATATCGCCACCATTACGACTATAGATTGCACCATCAGGACTTGCTGCGAAGTAAGGAATTGTGTCGTGTTTGCAGGAAGAAACATCTGTTATCTCTATCCCTTCATTTTGCGGAAGTTGGCAGAAGCAAGCCTTTGCTTGGTCTTCCATATCAGCACCCCACTGCATCGCCTTTGTGTTTACGGAAACTTGGTCGATGTAATCTTGGAATATATCATCATCGTTCAAGAAATCGGGATTGAAAAGACGTTCACCTGCGATTTGGTAAAGATACGATTTGGCTGTATAGGAAAAAACCTCGTCTTTCTTGCGACCAGACTTCATAAGGTCAGCAACCTTTGAACCTGTTATGTGACCGACCCTATTTCTGAACCACGTCAAACTCCGTTGTTCTACATTGTCGGTAATCATTTCTGTTCCTCCTTCTTGGCAGCATCAGCCTTGGCAGCTTCGGCAGCCTTTGCAGCAATATTCTCTTTCTTCTCGCTTTCGATGTTATCAACATACTCTGGAGCAAAAGCATCAATATCCAAATCTCGAACATCAGAAGTATTGGTATTGATAACCGATTGGTCGAAAGTAACAGCATTCTGCATTTCGATTGATTTAGGAGCAAACTTCAAGATTGATTTGAGAACCGTCTTCTGAGCCATAGCGTCGAAGTCAGACTTCCAAGGAGAATTGAAACCAGCTCTGAATGCTTGGCTAAACTTTGTAGCATGTGCCTTCACCTTGTCAATATCCCAATAAGCAACCTTTGTGAATCCGTTGAGAAGTTCAAACTTAGCCATATAACCGATAACCTTATCAGACTTCTTTTGTTTCTTGTCGAAGACATACTCTTCATCGAACTCATCACCTGACACATATTCTCCTTCGTGAACAGGAGCAGCGAGGATTTTCTTAAACTGACCGCTTCGTTGGCAAAGTTGGAGCAAACCTAAGTAACCAACCTGGAACTGTGCTTTCTTTTCATAAGGAATGATATAGCACTGCCCAAGTGTAGGTATGACCTGCAACTGCATTGTTGCAGCAACCATAGCAGCACCGATAATGCTCATAGGTTCAGCATTGCGAAGCTGTGGATTTCCGTTAGCTACACTAATAACCGAACTCATAAAGCTATTAGCCATTTGTGGACTATTCCAAACCTCGTTGAGTTTTCCGACTACGGCAGGCGAGTGCATCAACTCACCGAGCGACATATTGTTTTGTTGTGTCGCAACTTGTGTATTACTCATTTTACTTAAAACTTTAAAAATTAATCACTCGTATTTCCATTCCCAATCTTTGCAAACGTAATCACCATTGTAGCTTGCATTAGGGTCTTTGCAGACTTGGAGAAATATACAATCGTGGCAGCTTCTTTTGTAGAAAGTTGCGAGTTTACTGTTTGCCATAGTTTTGAGATTTAATGTACTCTATCAATATAACTAAAGTACGTTTCCACCATTACAGAGCCTGTAGTTGTAGGTCTTTCGTAATAATGCGGAATCGTACCTAACTTTCTGCCATCACCATCTTGGTAATTCAGAAAAATAGCTCTAGCCGCCACTTCTCTTGACTTTTTTGCAGTAAGTTCCATCAAGCAAGCATGTAACTTGCGTTGATGGATTACTGCGTTAGCCATTTTTGGCGGCATAGATGCTATAAGATTGTTGATTCTACTCATTCTTTTCCTCTTTATTTTCGGAAGATGGAGCGTGATGTTCGAATACATCGAAGACATGAGTTTCGTTAAGACCTACAATGTCGTAATCAATCATAGTCTTTCCCATCGCCTCATCAATGTATCGAAGAGCACGTGCCAACGACTTAGCCTGAACCAAGTAAGTAACGTTAGAACGTCTCTCCTTATCGGATTTCTCATCAATAGTGATAAACTGGAGTTTTGCCTTGTACCACTTATCATCATCATCCAAGTCAGAGAAGAAAATCTCGCCATAGTTGGTTTTCTTTGCGCTTGTAACGGCAGAATCACCACTAATATAGCAACTCATTTCTTCAATGACAGATGTTTCTGCCTCGGTGCAAGAAAGTGCATCAACAACATAAAGTTCATTGACTACTTTTTCCGAGCCATCCTCCATACATTTCTGATACTTAATCTTGGTTTCAAACCAAGATGCTGTACGACTTCTCATTACTTATCCTCCTTTCCCATTCCAGCCAAAGATGCTAGTTTGTCAAAAATGTATTTGGCAACATTGCCTTTGATTTCGATGCACTTTACGTTGTTGTCACCATCGTTGTCACCATCACCACTACCACCTTCGCCATTGTTGAGTGTTTCATCCTCGCTCTCCAAACGTTTGCGAAGAGCCAAGTTCTCGTTGTCGTGCAACAACTGGTCGAGAATCAGTACACAATTTGTCTTCTCGATTTCTGCGTCATCACGAACAACCTCATCAGTACTATTGATGATTTTCACCAATTCCTCGTACTCTTCCTTTGTCTCACAGTTACGTGCGACACAACCGATAACCTTAAAGCGGTCAATCTCAAAAACCAACTTAATTTTGTCTTTTGCCATAATAGCTAAATATTTAATTAAACAATAATAATCTTTCTCTTTCCACTCTTTTCTTTTTGCATCGCTTTACGCTAGCCTTGCAAAGTTCAGTATTATTTCTGTAATAATATCTTTGCTTTTGCAGTCTTTCTTCACGATTTCTCATATATCTTTCGTGGTCGAGCTGGCTGCGTCTTGATTCGCTTCTCATTTTGCTAATCTTCTTTACCCAGACCTAGCATCATCGCTATTGCGCCAACAACTGCAAACATAAGAGCGGTTGCAGCAAGTGCAAATAAAATTATACTCATAAATCAAAACATTTGATAACTTTTTTGCCGCATACAGTCTTGCTTGCGAAGTTGATTATCTCAGTAGCAACTACAAGAACAAGCATAGCAACAAGATAGCTAATATAAAACATACCTTTCATTATTTGAAAACTTCTTTAATTGTTTCTAAATTAAATTTGTGAAAACATGAAAAATAACCAGCTATATATACAGTGAACATACTCTTAGCTTTAAGATTAAAATATTCATCATCACAAAAATCTAACATCTTACAAACAAATCCCCAAGGTTCATTTTCAGATAAGCCTATTTTTTTCAGAATATCAAAATCTGGTTTTACCAAAGGGTCTGCTCGCAAGTCTTCAAGCGTTAATCTCGCCATTATACACCTCCAATACTTTGCAAAAAATGAGCCTCGGCAGTTGGCAAAATTTAAGTGATGAATCCTACAAGAATCGTATTGACTATTTCCCGATGGTCGGTCGGAACTGCCTTGGCTCGTTAAACATTGACCTATTCTAAAGAAGTGGAGATTTGAGGAATCGAACCTCATCGGTTGGCAACATCCCATTGGATTTCGGTCAGCAGTCATAATAAGAGTTTTTTATTTTTGCAGGTTCTGCCTCCTAATTTCTTGTATGTTCCGTACTTTGCCATACGCTACGGTCACAATCTCCAGTTACCGATGATAGCTACCAGATTTCAATAGTGCTACTATTTCTAGCAGTACACCATTATCGTTCTTGCCCAAGGAACACTATCATCGGTTGGGCTAATTTAACCTTCGGAAGTTCTTTTCTTCCATTAAAATATTATTTTTTAATCTCTTTAAAAACTTAATTGTCTTGATATTTACACTAGCATTTTCGTGCATTTTAACGCCTTCGATGTCACGCAAAACAGGTCTTCCGCGAGTACTTCCAAAGATAAAGCATTCCTTACCCATCCATCGTACCATATCGAAACGTTGAAAATTGGACTTACCAATCTTATGTGAGGCTATTGTGTTTCTACGAATGCCGCCTTTCTTAGGGTTAGCAACGTGCAATGCCCTTGTATGGCGAGGAACACAACGACACATAAAGAAAGAACTCAACCGCATTGCATGTACGTTCTTGGCAATACAAAACGCATCGGCAGCATGGGTCTTGGCAATACCATTCTCTATGCGTGTGCGCTTGGTTACATAACCATAGGTCAGGTGAACATTCCCAAACTCCAACTTCGCTCGTTCATAGATAGCCCAACGCATAATGTTCATCACCGCAGCATCACGCAAGGAACTTCCTCGCTTAATTTTCAACTCGAACTCTCCACGATGATAAGCCTTATGGCAAGTCTCACACAAAGTAACTAAGTTAGAAGGAGAATTACCTCCAGTCTTACGACTCTCTAAGTGGTGAACGTTCAATATCGGGTCTTTACTCTTGCCTTTGCAGTGAACACATTTATGCCCATCCCTTGCCAAAACGTACTCCCTTACGTTCCAAAATCCCATTTGTTCTCCTTGCTGATAATCCTCACCATTGATGTCTGGGTTCTTGATTTTCTGAGCATCGAACTGAGCGACCTCGATTGTGGTCTTCGTGATAGGAAGTAACTTATGAACCAAACGAATAACCTTCAAGTGGCTCTCAATCTTTTGTTCAACACTTGGTGCTAGCCAACCATCTTTCTTCTTGCGATTATCAAAACGAGCCTTGCGGTAGCGTGTCTTGCGGTTTCTTCTATTCCGTCTCAACTCCCTACGAGTAGAAAGTAATTTCACAATATCACTTCTTAACTCGACTTGTGCTGCAAGCATCTCCTTCTTCTCGGAACTTGCCGAAACACCAATGTGCTTTGAGCCAGCATCAATGCCAAGACTCACATCTTGCGTGTAGGTGGTACTATCGTAATCCAACTGTACAACAAATGGAACACGGCTGACTACGTGAGCCTTTCCGTGACGAAGAAGATAACCTATCTTACCACAACGTTCTGTTGGCATTAATACACTGCCTTCTTTACTTCTTACGTAAATCATAAACTCAAATTTAAATTAATAAATAAATCTCCCACCGAAGTGGGGTTGTGCGCCCATCGCCAATGTTATAGAATGGTTTCTTGCCGACAATACCGTTGTTTTCGCTTCTTTTAATCATCGACCGCAGAGGTCAGAACTTGGACGAACATTCTGACGTGCCTATGCATTCATTCCTAACGTAGCTCCCTAATTCCATTCGGGGCTAAGGCTAATCCGCTTCGGACGATTGAATGGATAATCGCTGTAACCTAATTAAAGGATTCCAAAACTTAAAATATAAGGGCAAATGAAAAGCTACATATCGAACAACGTAGGCGCATTTGTATCAGCCTCGGCAGCTTTGCAATTCTTTACAGCTTCATTAAAGTAACTATCCTTTAATTCAAAGCCAACACCAAAGCGACCCATCTTAATTGACTGATACACCTCAGAACCGATTCCAAGGAATGGTGTAAGAACCTTATCACCCTTGTTACTCCAAAGAGTTATTGCTCGCTCGATTGTTTCAAGTTGTAATGGACAGATATGCTTCTCGTCATTCTCGTCACGCCCCTTAATACCATTAAGTGTTTTAGAGTAATCAATATCCATCCACACTGGCGAAGCGTACTTTTGCCAAGTATCAACAGATATATCACAATGAACTGGGTGTTCATGTTCTCCTTCCTTGCGGAATACCATAAGATAGTCAGGGATGCCGACACGACTCATAGCCGCATCTTTCTTTACTTGCTTATGAAGAAGACCGAGTGCCTTTGTTCTCTGCATTTCCGTCACTGGGTTCTTCCAAATAGTTACTCTTGAATGATAAATAAAACCTACTTCTTGGAATGCTTCAAGAATCATTCCTGAGAAGTCACGAAGACCAATATATCCTTCCTTACCTTTTTGGATAGGCAAGTCCATACAATGTACGGCAACGTTACGACCGCTCCAAAGAACTCTGTATAGTTCTTTAACAAGATATTTGAAGGCAGTAAAGAACTCCTTATAGTCCTTTGAGTTACCCATATCTTCCAACTTATCGGAATAAGTGTAAAGTTCCGCAAATGGTGGAGAGAAAATAGAGAATCCAATACTCTCATCGGGAACATTCTGAATGAGCTGCACACAATCGCCTAGGCGAATGTCACAGTTTTTTGATTGATACTTATTATCAACTTCCATCTTCTTTAACTTTATCTGATTATTGATGTTACGACACATAGCTTCGGTCATAGACTTCTGCATTTCGAGGAATTGCTTTTGCTTTTCCTCGAATGATGATTTCACGTTCTGCATCGTATCAAGAGTAATGATGTGGATATTTACCTCATCTTTCTGACCGAAACGATATGAACGTCTGATACCTTGATAGGTAGCTTCAAATGAAAAATCAAGTGAAGCAAACATCTGATTACGGCAGTTCTGATAGTTAAGACCGAATGATGCAATCTTCAACTTAGTGATAAGCACTCTGAACTCGTTATTGGCAAATCCTAGCAACTTATCTTTCTTGTATTGTTTGTTGTCACTACCCTTAACCTCAACTGCATCGGGAATCAATTCACGAAGAACCTTGCCTTCTTCATCTTGCCCAATCCAGATAATCCAATTCTCAGAAGAACCATTAATAATCTCAGCAACTCTTTCAAGACGTTGTTTGATAGTTCTTCTAAGCTCTTTGTGGAAATCTGTTGCAGACACTGCCATATCATTAAAGAGAGCACCGTTATCTTTCTTCTCGGTAACGATGTAATCTTCAATAACATTCATCGGTGGAAGGTTATACCCATCATCGCTAAATCCAATATCAGATGGTTTACTGAGCATTACTGCCCAAGTAGAAACGAAATCCCAAAAGTCTTGTTGTGCATGACCTTTCAGTCTCCAATCAGATGTAGAACCGCCATCATGTACAAAATACATCGCAAGCATTTCGTTTCTTGTCATAATATTCAAGAACTCTGCATGATTGCAAAGCTCGGTTGTGTCGTTTGGAGAAGGCGTTGCAGTACAACACAACTTATAAGGTGTATTTTTGAAGTCCTCAATAAGAGCGGTTCTTGTCTTACCTGCAAAGTTCTTCAATATAGAACTCTCATCAAGAACGACCCCCCCAAACAGATAAGCATCTATGTTATCCATATTATCATAGTTGGTAATATAGATACCAGCATCCAAGTCCTGGTCGAATGTCGTAAGAGCAATCTCAGTTACTTTGTACCCGAAATGAACTCCTTCTTTGATTGTCTGACCTATAACACCCAATGGTGCAAGAATAAGAACAGGTTTATTAATGTGGTTAACCACTTGTTGTGCCCACTCTAATTGCTGAACGGTATTGTGAGTTACAATAAAGTCGCGAGTTAGATACAAGTGAGAACTATCTTCAACATAGATACAACGTTGTTTCTCTTGTCCTTCTTTCTCAATATTGACAATATTCTTTAGCTTTCTACAATTCTTGTAAAGATAAACACGGAAATTAGGAAAACGTTCCCCATTCTTATTATAGTAAGACATACGTTTTTTCACCCTAACCATGTAACCTAATGAACGAGCAAGAAAAGAAACGTCATTCATAATTCTTTCGGATGCAGTACTATATTCAATAACGCTTCCACCCTTAACCAAGTGTCCATCAGTATCTATCAAACCTTGCAGTAATTCTTCCCTACTCTCTACTGACGCATAAAGATAGTTAGAAGGAATAAACTTGTCGATAGACTTGTGCCCCATCAAGTTTAGTTTTTCTAACTCTTTTTGCGTCCAACTAGTCTTATTTGTTACCTCGTTATGTACGGAATAAGACATTCCGTCTTTGTAAAAATCAGAAACAACATCGCCATGAAGGTCTAACGTAAGTAATTTATCATGGATTGACTTGTTCGGTTTTGAGATTTTTACACCTCTTTGAGAGATACTTCCATCACCGAGTATAACACCAAGAAGATAAGGATGAATTGTGATATTTTCAGCAATATCCCAAGATACTTTTCCGTTCACAGGAATGGAATATTTATAAACATTACGTGGTTTATTAGGGTATCTTTTATCATCGTTTCTGACCCCAATATAATCAGCCATAATGTCTTTCAATTCCATTGTGCGATAGTCATTATTTCTAGAACAATCATTTAAGGTTCTAACATTCCATAAATGATTTAATCCGCATCTTGCGTATGTTCCATCGCTAAAAGACACCTTATATACATCTTTAGCACCTTGCTCATATATGTTTGTGATTTTAGTTTTATTTCCATTTGCGGAAATAACATAATCACCAACTTTCAGACTTCCCATTTCAACAAAACCAGTAGGTGTTAGTACAGGTTCTGAATAAGGCTGCTCTTTACCCAATCCACAGTCCTCAAACATAGCGAAGCGACCAACTTTCAATGCTCGTTTAACGCAATACTTTTGAAATGGAAATAGTTGAGGATTCAAATCGCTATCCTCAACATCAAAACCGCTTTCTTGAACGGCAGTCTGTTTTTCTGAGAGAAATTTCAGATAACCGTCTAATTCTTTTGTATTCATCTTTTAAACTGTTTTTAAAAGGATGCTTCGTTTCCGAGGTTTCAAAAGGCACACCACTTACCAAACTTACAAGAGGTTTTATCCCTCTTATGGTGCGTTCCCAATCCATGCTCATGCCCAATGAGCAACTCCACATCCAATTCTACGACAACCTTAGTCGGCGTAGGGGCGGTTTAACAACTAACTAAATTTTAAATTATGAATGAAATTAAATCTCACAATAACTATTTCCGTCAGGTGGGTAGTCGATTATCTTCCATTCATTCTTCTTGATATGGATAGCTTCACGAAAAACCACAAACGGCTCACCATTATGACGTTTCTTGTTGTGTGCGACAATCTTATTGATACACCCCTTGGCAGTTATTCTGAACTCTCTGAGAGAATGGGTGTACTTAGATTTCACATCACATACAATCAATTTTCCGTCTTCCCTAAATATGAAGTCTGGTTTATAGCTATGACCGCTAACCATCAGTTTTTTATCGTACCGAACCTTTGTTTTGAGTTGCTTCGGCACAAGCATATAAAGGGATTTGAATATATTGAGTTTCACTTGCCTATGAATACAAGAAACTCGTTTATCAGCAAGAAGAATTTGGTGATACAGATATTCTTCTTTACTATCGTACTCAGTACCATCTTTCGATGTGTACTTGTGTTGAACAACCCTAGCAGCAGCCATAGCTAATATTCTTTAGAAAAGTTGCTCGGATTCCAAACTAGTTGTTGGTAAGCAGCATCACCGAACTTCTGCCATTCTCCTATCGCAAATTCAACAAGCCAATCATTTGTATGAGCAATCAGACAACCTCTAGTCTTGTTGTCTTTGAACTGACAAGTAATTGACTTGCCATCTTCACCGGCATCAACAGACTGCAAGCATTTCAGACCTTGCAGCGTTTTCAAGTGGTCTCTGTGAACCTTTATACTATATATAATCTTCATGTTCTTTTCGTAAAAACCTTGGCGGCAGACTAACTTAATAATCTGACCGCCAAGGGAAAACAGCCTAATTTTAATATATGACAAAGTAAAAAACGCGCCCTTAGATGGAATCGAACCATCTTCTCTACGATACTGGTCGGAGCTTTAAATCTGCGTATGTAGCGCATGCCTACATGCTTTAAGGGCAAAACTCAACGACTTGTCGCAAGCAGTTGAGAAAAAAAATAAATTATTTAAGTAAACAAAACACTTAAAAAGTGCCGATTCCAAATAAAGCACTACTATTTTCACAAACAGAAGTACATAGATGAAAAAAATGCAGTAGTTCTAGACTGACTCGAACAATCTCTAAGAGAACCAAAATCTCTTGTGCTACCGTTACACCATAGAACCAGAAGCATCATATTCTCACGAACTTGATGCTAAAACTTAGAAAACTAATTAACTTTACCTTATAACCTTATAACCAAAAAAATGAGTGTTGCAGGTACAGGACTCGAACCTGTGGCTCTAAGTTTCATATTTTAACTTAGCGAAACTACCAGTTGTTCTAACCTGCGATTTGTGCAGCCTATCTTCACAGATAAGAAAGATACTAGAAACATGAGAGTCTGAATATTCAATTCAGTCTTCAGAAAATTGTTGGAGATATTGCCGGATTCGAACCAACATTTCCATACGATAAGAACGGTATCTTCAAGTTGTATGACGTGCTTCCGTTTACACTAAATATCTCTTTGTTGTTATTTAATTAAAGTATTGAGAAGTAATCTCTACTTTAAGTAGTGTTTAAGTCTCATTCTTTGACTTAACTCTGTTCAGAGTTAGCTAGACTTCTATATTCGTAATAAACGTTGTACTATCTAATAATAATTGAAAATTTGTGCAGGGAGGCGGAATCGAACCGCCACTATCTCACACGATAAAAAGAGGTATCATCTATTGTGCGAGGTGTGCAAGAATACCACTTACACCATACCCTGCTGTTTTATGTATCTAAAACCATGGAGCTTTCTGTCGTTTGTGAATGCCACGATATTAATCGTTTCCGTATTCCCGATACAGCTAGCATTGACGTTCCATATGACACTCCATACATATTATAAATATCTTACACGTAAGATGGCAATAATACATACTTCGACTAGAATACTACATAGCAAACGATACAGACCTATATTATGCCCTTTGCTTGTGCTGATGTTTCAGCATAGTTCATCGGTATAGTCTATGTAATATCTGTTACTGACTAGTTTTTCGTATGTCGTGCGTCCTTTTCGCCAGGTCACGGCATCCATTGATGCTCTCCGGCTACTTCTTTTCCACGCATACTATATTCTGTGCGTCAATATGTCAAAGAACTCTTCTCTAGCTTTCAGTTTCATCACTTGTAGTGATAATCTGATTCTAAAAGAATTTCGGTTTCAGCAGGATTCGAACCTACGACCTATCGGTTAACAGCCGACCGCTCTAACCACCTGAGCTATGAAACCTTATTGGACGAGCATGAGCAAACGTATTGAAAAATCAACTACTCGTCCATCCACCTCGCTTGGTGGGGTATGAAACAAAACTTCATTAATACACACGATGGCTTTCAAGCAGATTATCTATATCGCTTGCGAGGAAGAATGCAGAATGACCTATCATGCAGTGTGGTAGCTTTCCGCTCTTTCTCAACTCAACTATGAACGACTTTCCCATACCTATGTATGATGCAGCTTCATCAGTTGATAGCCATTTCTTAGCAATCTTTTCGACCACTACTTTCTTCTTCGGTGTCATAGGCTAATCCTCATGTTTTCGCTCAATCAAAGGAAAAACATCGTGTTCCTTTAATTCGTCATACAAGAAAAGCCTACCTTTTTGTGTCCACTTAGTGTGCATCACCGAACCAGCAGAACCATTTCTGTGCGTTATCGCAATCGTATCTGACTGAACGTATCCATAAGGAAGGAATTTAGCGTATAATATCCATTGACCACCAACTTTGTGCTGGATGCCGAAATTCCTTAGAAGAACATTGAACGCCTTTGCGGAATATCCGTAGTCCTGTGCAATTTGAGTTGTTGCCACCGTTTCCTTACTTGCAAGAATCATATCAACGTAAGTAACCTTTGGTTTCATTTCTGCTATCGCTCCGCTCAACTCAACAATCTCTTTTGAGTTTGCTTCAAGCTGTTTTTGTTGCTCCTCAATTTGTTGCTGTTGCTTTGCAGCTAACATAAGAGCTTCGGCAAACGATTGAGGAACCTGATACTGTTCTCGTTCTTTTATCTCCAGTTCTTCCCAACGATTGATTATTTTCTCTCGAAGAAGTGCATCGTAACCGCTTGCGAGTATTAAGCAACCTTTTTTGGTAAGACTGTAACATCTTTGTTGTCTGTTCGATTTATCAGTGTAAGAGGTCAGTCCAAAATTGGACGCATCTACACCTTGCGCTAACAAACTATCAATATCACGTAAAACGTGTTGATGCTGTTTCCCTGTAACCGTTGCTATTTCGAGCGATGTCATTGTTTCTTTCTTGATAATCTCTTCCATTTCAACCTCCTATGCATTATTAATTTATTAACTATGTCTCAACTCGCTTTCTACACTTCACATTCTCGCCGATGATAATATCTCTTGAATGTGGGTCTGTTAGACCGATTGTAATCGTATTGCTTTCCGAATTAATAAATGTATAGTACACATTTCCATCGGTTCTTGGATAGGCACGTTTTACATAAGTTACCATACCCTTTGCAGCAACACAAGCGAGATAGTTCGGTAATTCAACTTCTAGTTTTCCACCAACGCTGATATTTCTAACATCCTTGGCGGTTATTCTTTCCGCTTTCATATCTAAAACTTTTCTAACTCGTTTACATTTTATTAACTTAAAAAACTTGGTAAAATCGTGTAAGACACGTATCTTTGCGGTGTGATATAGTCAGATAGTGTTTACACTATTTCTACCTAGCTTTTGTTTTTCAGTTGTTCTAACTGATTGACGTTTGCAAAGGTACAACAAAATTCCGAAATGACCAAGACATTTCGTGTCAAATCGTGTCATTTTAAATGCTATTAACAGATATACGGTGTTTTACCCTATAAAATTAAGATTATGAAAGATTTAGAACTAATAAATCGTGTCAAGCAGCTAATGGAACGTGACGCAGACAACCCAAACTCCTTTGCAAGAAAGGTTGATATTGACCCTGCTAATTTCAGAAGAAAATTAAGTGGAGAGAGGTCAATCACAAGAAAGGATATATTAAAGATGTGTAAGACGCTCGGTGTTAGTCGTGAATGGCTAGAAGAGGGAAAGGGCAATATTTACGTCAAGGAGGCATATAGTATTGGCGGTGATATAAATATAGGCTCTTCCGTAGAGAAGGCTGTACGTGACGCAATGAATGCACCAGCGGAATCCGCATTTAGTAAGGTATCAAATATGTTATCTGCTGGCGATGTTGAGGTTCTCAGACGAGAAAATGCACTACTTCGTGAACAGATTGCAAAGAAGGATGAGCAAATCAAGCAGCTAATGGATTTGCTTGCAAAGAAGTAAGAATGCAAGCAATACGCAAGCGAGTATATAATAAAACAACCACAACATTATAAAAATCAAAAAGTTATGGCTGATACAGACAAGAAGATCATCCTCTTAATTACATAAAAGATATTCTGACTGATTATCAGTAAGTTATAAATATACGCTTATTATATTGCTAGCGAAAATATCCCTAAAAGCCCCGTAAAACGGATAAAAACTAGGCGTTTTTGCAAGCAATATGCAAGCATAAAGAAGAAATGAGTTATGAAAGTATATATTGATAACAGAGATTTTAAGGTGTACTTATCTGTCACGCATAAGTACAAGAGGTTCTATCTGTCAACTGGATTACAGACAACAGAGAAGTTTGACGGAATGGTTTTTCCTCGCTCCGACAAGTCAGCAAAGTCTAAGACCAACAGACTTGCACAGATATATAAGATGTGTGATGATTACATCAACGAGCATAGCAATGAAGGCGTTGACGAACTCAAAGAACATCTTAAAGAATTGATTGTTGGCAAGAAAAGGAACAGAAACACCATTATTAGCACAATAGAGAAGTTTATCGGCACAAAGGATAAGGCTGGCACTATTGCCGCCTACAAACATCTTATAACGGATATTTCCGTATATGATGAGAATGCAACACTTGATGGAATAGATTTCTCATGGGTAGAAGGGTTCTATAAGCATGAGGAAGAAAAAGGCAGATGCAACAATGGTATCATTGGAGATATTGATAAACTGAAGTCAGTCTTTAATTGGGCAAGAAGAAAGAAGCTCACTACTAATTATCCATTTGAGAGGGCAGCTTTCAAGAAAGATAAAACACGCAAGAGAAATCTATCTGTAGAGCAGTTACGAGCAATACGAGATATTAAACTCGATGCCCACGATAGTATATACAGAGATTTCTTTATGCTTGGTTTCTATCTGATAGGTATGAACTTGTCGGATATTCTCGACCTTACCAAGGAAGACTATAAGGACGGACGCATATCATTCTTCCGTAATAAGACGAATAGATTGTACGATATTAGGGTAGAACCAGAGGCTAAAGAGATTATCGACAGATACAAAAATAATAGCAGCAGCAACGAATTATTCTCATTTATGAGGATTACTAATTCGGCAGGGTATGCTCAGTTCACGACTAAGTGTAATCATTGTCTTCGTTCTTTAGGAAGAAAGATATATGACGGAAGACGATACGACCGAACAAATGATGCGATTGAGCCAGACTTGACAAGCTATTGGAATCGCCATACGTGGGCAACGTTTGCCGCAAAGATAGAAATACCTATGGAGATTATCGGAAGGGCATTAGGACACTCTATTTGGGATAATTCGATAACTGGCGTTTATGTAGAGTACGATACATCGAAGATTGATAAAGCGAACAGAAAAGTTATTGATTATCTGAATGCTGATTTAGAGTGTAATAAAGACTACAAATAAAACTCAAATATTGTTTTGAGTTTTCTAAAAGGGAAAATAAAAAAGGGAGGCTGTTAACCTCCCTTTCTTGCTATTGGTTCGATAGAATAGTTTCTATCTTCTTACGATAGTCAACAGAGCCGTCAATGAATGCGTGCATAAACAGACAACTATCGCTTATTGGTACGCTGATAGGCTCGTTGATGAAGTCCTTTGTGACTTCTGAGTTATTCACCAATGCGGCAACAAGACGTTTCTTTTCGTAATTGAAACCTTGTGTAAATCCTGCGGCGAATGGTGTAAGCGAGTGAAAGAATGGTGTTTGTTCTTCACTCAGATTTTGCAGTCTCTGTTTCAGAGTCAGTTCCTTTGTCTTTTCCATCATTATTTTTCTTTTCAATTTCTTTCTCCATTGTATGCAAACGTTCAACCTCTTGTTCATAGATGTTGTCAATCGCATCAGAATACTTTAGGTATTGTGATAGGCTCTTCTTGCGCTGCATGAACTCAGCCTTATTCTTATACTTCATACCTTGTATTGCGGTCAGTCTGTGACGCTGCATTTCGAGGTGTAGCTCATCATAAGCCCATATTGTTGTCTGTACCGCTTTTTTCTCATTACTCTGTATTTCTTTTGAGAGATTAACAAGAGCTTTGTATCTTCTGTTTTCCTCGCTTATTACCAGTTTGAATATTCCCCAACTGAATGCGAAGGCAATCCATACTAATGCAATATTCAAATTGCCAGCGCAGGCGTTGCCTATGGCAAACGTAACACCCAATAACATTTCGGCATAGTAAATATCAAACCAGCCAAACCATTTATTAATCATTTTCTTCATGTTTTTTGTTCATTAAATTATTGAGACGAATATAGAAGTCTTCATCACTCTCTCCATACTGCTTGAAGCTAAGATTATTCTCTTCGATAAAGTCAAGTATAATATAAATACTCTTTTTACCAAGATTTCTAATCTTAGCTATGTCAGACTTTCCATGAAACTTTCGAAGCAAATCACCTACGGTGTAAACGTTGTATCCTCGGAACATATTCAGAATACGAACTGGAAAATTGCAGTCATTTACATCCTTACCCAGTATCAATGGAGGTAGTATCACACCACTGATAGGAACATCGTCTTTTGCACGTCTGTATTCATCATAACTCGTCTGCACCGCCTTTAACTTCTTTTTGAGATTCTCAAGCACGATTCTCAAATCTTGATTTGTAGCAATATCGGCAATGGCGGCATCCTCGTTGTACGTCAGCTTATTGCACGTCTTGTCTACAATCTGTCTGATTCTAGCAGGTGTCAGGTCGTATTTAAAAGACAATTCATCGTAGGTCATTCCGTTAATGATGTCCTTCAACATCTGAGATTCACGATAGCTGAGTTTTGGAGTGACACCAAGGTGCGACATCGTATTGATAACGCCAAAAAGCATACCAACAGCGTTTGCAGCTAGTTTGCCGTTTGCGGTTGCTCTGTTTCTCAACTCGGTAAGTTCAACGTTTATTGCACGCTTGTGCGCCTCAACTTCTTTGAGCTTATCATCTATCATCTTTTCGTTGGCAGCAAGCATCTTGTACTTTTGGGCGTATTTCTCAACGTCCTCGCTGTTTACATACAAGATACCATGCTCGCCTACACAACTGCCAATGAGACCTTGCTCAATGTAGTTGCTGATTGTCTGTCTAGATAAACCAAGTATCTCGGCAGCTTTACTTCTTGTGATTCTTGCCATATTACTAACTCTTTTATTGTTTCAGATTTAAATCTGCCAATCTCAGCTCTAGCTGCTGAATAACGTTGTCGATTGTCTTTCCCTTATAGTCAATGGCAATTTCCTTCAATATTGCAATCTGAGCCGTAATTCTAATTCTATCCGCTGCTGTCATCATATTCAATATTATTTATTAAGATGCGGTGCTTGCAAAGTCGTAATGAACAACATAAACATAACCGCCATACATCTTTCCGTAAGTAACCTCTATGAAGTCAAAGATAATATCTCCACAATCCTTGTATGGAATCAAAGATTCAGTTGGGAACGCTTTGTATTTCGTATAATGACGGCTTACTTCTTGCGAAAGCAACTGCTTGAAAATATCCACTTCTCCATACTTCGAGAATACACCTTTGAACTCGTTTTCATTGTCTATAGCAACAACTACTCCAAGTTCTTTCTTGATACGTACACCATTACATTCCTCATCACTACCTACGGTTGATGTACAAAGAATCCCTTTTATTTCTTCCATATAATTACTTAAACTAAATTAGTAAACAATCCTGCCTTATATAGCAGAAAAATAAGTATTCCGTACCATAAAAGAGAAATCCAGAAGTTAACTTTTCCTTCTCTAGGTTCTCCATGTTTAACTAATGTTGCGCCAAGTTCAAACGCAAACAATGATAAAATAATAATTGTTGCTACCATATCAATTTCTTAAAATGTGAACACTAACAGCCTTGTTTACTAAATCAGGCTGCGACTCATTAAAACTCTTGATAAAGTTACGTTCCATTTCCTCTGGGAACATAGCTTTTTTCGGTTTCGGCATTGATAGTGTGCCTACTACTTTATCCCCCCCTGTAAACGTTATTACGCACTTACGAGTGATTCTTTCTTCTCCAAACATATTCTCTAAATTTAAACGTTATTTTTTAGCATTCAGTAATCTTGCCTGCTTTTCTTTCATAGACTTGATGATAGTGTTCTGAACCTTCTCAATCACGAACTTTGGGGTCTCATTATCACGAATAAAAATCGGATAATAATACTTATGCCGATTGAAGAACTTCGCATCATCATCACCTGAAATCTTGATAAAAATACAAAGTTCAGACAACACAAGGTCACTATGACCTTTTCTGCCCTTATGTTTAGGTTCAGAGTACTTGATGTTATTCTCATCAAGGAACTTCTTTACCTTCTCTAACTTTGTTTCATTCTTCATAATCAAATATCTTTTTAATTAAACAATCATATTACTCACACGCACGTTAGTATAATAAACTATTCATAGATTACCACTAACTAATAGTGTGAAAACGTCAAAAACAGAAACACTAGCATTTAATCAGGCATTCCGCATCCATTATTCATTGGAACAAAACTGCCTTTGCTAGTTGTTTCAGTACCTATCTGACTTTTCTTTCTTCTGCATCCATATCCGTATATGATGTGCCGACCACAACTTCTTTTTGCGTCTCTGCTTGTAATCTCGTATGAACATGGTATGCAAACATAAGCGTTATCACCAATCTCAAAAGTCGGATTCTTACGACCGAACCTAACCAGCATTGTTTCTACTTGGTTAGGCACACGCTTGTCTGCCATGTGCAGTTCGGCATAAGTTGATTTAATCTGCTCTTTCTTGATTAAACGTTTCTTGATACCACTAACAGAACCATGCGACAAACCGATAGCACTCTGTAATTGATTCATCGTGATAAAGGTTGAGCGACACAAGCGATTTGATTTCTTATTACCACTAACGTGTGAGCTGTTCGCCTCCTGGCTACCAATCTGAAACAGAAACAGAAGTTCATTCAGTCTGTTATATATATCCTTTAGTGTATATTGTTTGTTCACTTCAATTGTGAACATCTTTGCACCTCTGAAAACTCTTCCGTTTTTATCAAGTTTTCTTGTATCATCCTTAAATGATGTAACAATAAAGCGACCATCCTCTTTAACAGAGAATAAATCATCTGTCTTGATAGCATTAAGTAACAGTTGAGCCTTTGGTTGTGAAATGTGAAGGGTACGCATCAGTTGTCTTGTACCCATATCAAACATTATAGAATTACTATGCTGCATCTTACACCAAATAGCAAAGCATAATATAGTCATGCGCTTACTCCTTTCGACCTTGGAGTAACCGCAAGCATATCGCTCTACCAGTTCTACATTGATGTTTAGATGTCTCCGCATAACAAAAAAAGAAAGGATTCCAATAAGTGTAGTGGCACTTAATGAAATCCCTATATTTTTAATCTCTTCGGTCTCTTTCGAGCACCTACTTAAAAAATATCCTTATGTTGCAAGCTGTAATTTACCACTACATCACGCTTTTTCGAGCACAAAGGTAAGCATTTTATTCCAGACTGAGTGTACTTATTTTTCCGTTAAAATTATTAATATGGGATAATGAGGGATATGGGTATTTTAGGGAAAATATTATGTTTGTTTAACAAACAAAAAATGCCCCACACCACCAAAAATGATGATGCAGGGCTGAGATAGATATATGAGTTCCAAGATGATAAATTCATTGCAAAGATAGACAAAATATCTGAGAACTCAAAGAGATAGTGAAAATTTCTTCTGTAAGCGGTTAAAATAGTCTGTTGGTATGATTTATCGGTGCGACAGTTTAAACGTCTTGTATGCACCACAAAACAAATCCCCACCTATACTTGATAGATGGGGAACATTTATTAGAACCCGAAGTTTTCACCATCACAGAAGTTTGCAATGGTGAATCCATCGGATTTGCACAATTCATGAATTAACTTACTATAATCCTTTGGCTGAGGTACGACAAGCGGAATGCACGTTTTATCTTTTCCGACGATAAAATCTAAACCGCTTTGGCAATTATCAACACTTGACCAAGCTATAAAATGGTCTCCCACTTTTTTATCTTTAGGGCGAACTGCACAAAACCACAAGTCATCATATTGCTCATTAGCTCCATATCTGTTTTTGATAAGTACCTTCGCCTGTCCAAAATAAATGGAATCACTAAGTATGCGGTCTTTTGTTTTTAATACCTTCCCGACCGATGGGTCAGACGAACACTGGTTTTTAAGGTATCTCTCTAAATAACCTATGCCAGTCTTTTTGAAGTTGGCAACCTTCATAGCAGAATCCTTTTTTACCTTTGCAATAGAATCTGCTCGCAATTGTGCAGGTGTCTTTTCTGGAATCTTTGGTTTACTGCTGCAACTAGCAACAAACACCACGGCAATCATAATTGCCATAAACATTAAAATCTTTTTCATAATCATATTAGTTAATCACAATAAAACTTCGCTGTCTCGTAAACTGGGTCTTTGAAATCAACAACATCACCATCCTCATCTAGGATTTCCTTAACTCCATCATAGACTTCATAGTGGAAGTTGTTGCTACAACCCTCCCAGCAATTGTCTTCGGCGAAAACAGGGTCATATCCCTTTGTGTTCTCGTTGCAATACACCATCGCCTGTTCAAGTGTATCAAACTCTGCAACATTGTTTATTTCAACGGTGTTGTTGTAATAAATCTGATATTTCTTCATAATTTATGACTTAACCGTGGTGTCGAGGGCTGAATGTATTGTTATTCTTCGTGCTTGCTAATATGAATGTCGATTTCAACTTCTATCGGCTCTTCATCATCCCAAGTTGGAACATCAATGCCTAAGTCTTCACAATAGCTTTCGTCAATATCAAAACAATGACCATAACCATCGCTTACCCGTGGTGCGTAGGGCTATTTGATATTTATATTATTTTCAAAAGATAACGCAATATGCGTCATTATATTGTGTGTATGGCAGAAATTTTAATCTTTATTTCTGCCCATAGCGCAATCGAACAATGTGCCGATTAGCCAAATTGCTATTAAGAATGCCATAACCTATTCCTCCTCTGTATTATTGTTGTTGTTATTCAGTTCCTTGTAATACTGCTGAATATCCTCGTCAGTCATACCCTTTTCTCGCATTACACGATAGTTTGCAGAACCGCGTCTGAAATAAACCTGACTGCCATAGACTGAACGTAAGTTGTAGTACGCACTTCTTACCAGTTCTTTGGTTAATACCTTTCCAGTGGACGAATAAACGCCCATCTGCTGCAACATCATAGCTGCATCCGCAAAGTTAGGTGTAGTCAATTCAGTGAAGTCATTGGTACACTTCTTAACCACATTCCATATAGCCTTGTTGCAAGGTTTCTCAGCAGCCTCTTTCTTGCGCTTTTCCGATGCAGCCTTCTGTGCATTTGATAAGTCACATTTTCTAGGTCTGCCCAACTTCTTAACGACCTTACCAGACTTTGAGATAAATTCTCCGTCTTGTGCCAACTTCTGCTTGCGTACTTCCAATGCGCTCTGTGTTCGCTCCTGTATGAGTTCACGCTCCATCTGTGCCGAGAATGAGAATGCGAACAGTAGCATTTCGTCTATCGCTTTCAGATGGCTGCAATCAAGGTCAATACCCATCTGAACGATAACCAAGCGCACGCCACGTGGTTTCAGTTCGTCGTTTACAAACTTGTTGATGTCGCTCATGGAACGACCGATACGGCTGACCTCTGACACAATAAGTATATCACCTTTATCAAGCATCGGCAACACTACCTTACCAAGGTTTCTATCCTTATAAGATACCTTACCCGATACTCCTTCCTCCTTCACTTCGTGAGTAGCTTTCAGATTGTGACAATTCAACCATTCGTTTATTGTTCTTTCCTGCTGCTCCAATGTCTGCTTTTCAGTAGAGACACGACTGTATATTATTACTTTCTGCTTTGGCTCATCATCATCGGTCATGTTTGCCTTTGCGTTGCAGCTTTTGTCTGAACGGCAAAGGTAGTGACCTTCCGCCATCATGCAATAAGGGCAATCCTTACAGCCGATGTTCACGATGTCGTATTTTACAGATGTGCCACCTGCATTCATGATTTCTGTTGTCTTCATTTCTCCTATCTCCTATCCTATCTCTTATTACTTAAAACGTCACTTTCTGCTATTTATTATCCACGATAATAAAATGAAACATGAAAATCGCTACTTTTATGTTTACGGTCATTCTCAATCACTCCAAACATATAAGAATCATTTACGTTTTCTATATCTTTATTCTTATTACGTTCAACTGTTCTTACCCAATTCTCGACAACTTTAGGACACCAAACACCGCCAAGGAATCTAACCAACAATTTGTTGTAGGTTTCTTGGCGTACCAATACTGGCTCGTTTCCGACAAATCCAACCATTTCTGTATTGTCTTTGTTCCAAGCGTATTGTCCGCCATTAAATAAATCTCTTACTAACTCATCAGGGCAAAAGTCTTTATCGTTAATTCCATTGTGTGAAGTATTTGTTACTTCAGTGATACCATCATTGGCTTCTACATCAAAAGAAACATTTTCTAACTCGCCCTCTCCTTCCAACATACCACTATCGTACATTGCTCTTGCAGCATTCTCTGCGTCTTCGGGTGATGATGTATCCACATCTACCTTGTAGGTGACTTTCTCAACAATTTCTACTACGTACTTCTTCATAGTCTTATTATTTTAATTCTTGTTCTACAATATCGAAATTATCCCACGTCTCACCTTCGTTGTCTGAGATATGATAGAATGAGCCTGATACGCTGATTTGGAAATCGTCACAATCCAATGAATGCTTATAGCTTTCCAATGTGTTCAGACCTTTATCTTCCATCGCTTTTCTAGCCTTGTCTCTGGTTGAGAATACTTCTGCATCAACCTCAACCGCCTCACCCAGTCCATGCTGGTGTGAATTGATAACTACATATACTTTCATAGCTTAACCCATCCTACTATTTTGAAGTGATTATTCTTATAAAATCTAACAATACATCTAAGTTTGATTTGGTTAGATAGAAATATTCAAATGTACCTAAACCCCATATACTTTCAGATGTATATTCTGCATGTATATCCATATAAGCAGGTGATACATGAGGAAACTTAAAGCAAGGAATATTCTGATGCTCACGAAACTCTATTTCCTCTGTGATAACATACCCACGAATGAAGAATATAGTACTAAGTTCTGTTTTTGCATCATCAACGTAAGTTGCTCCTACATTAAAACTAGATAAATTGCACCTACCGATATTCTGCTTAATATATTCCAGTGCCTCTTTTTTTGTTATTGTATTTTCCATATTGATTAATGTTTAAAATTTGTTTCGATAAACATTATTTGATGAATATCCAAGATGATAGTATCTTTAAGAAACGAATCGTTTATTATAAGTAGCTCATTCGTTCCGTCTACTCTATACTTGCAATTATTGAAGTCTATATGAAAACGGCTATTATGGATAGCAATGTAAATTACCTTACTTTCTGCTTTGGCTACCTTGATAGCCTTTCTTAATTGATTTACGTTCATTTTATGATGTATTATAAAAGTTTGTATATGTTATTAATTCACTCATTCCTTTGCTCCGTGGAGGTGGCAAAGGTAGCGTATGTACTACTTTGCCAACACCACATAAACAATCGCCTACAGCCGCATTTAACGGCTTGTTTGCTGCAATATCCAACCGCATATTGTTCGGTGGAATATCCAAGCATGAAGGAACACCGATGGAGATAGCCACAACCTTTGCGGTTGATGCCGTTTCTTTGTGCTCTGAGGCGTTTTCCTTTGCCAATGGTATAATTGTCCGCTCGGTGCATTTCTCGCTCGCTAGATGCTCATTTGGCACATCATTCAAATATGTATGAATCACATCCATTATGGTATTCTCATCTGTATATTCAATAACCATACAATGAGAAATCATTTCCTCAAACTCGCTTTTCTCTGCTCCACCGTGCCAAAGAAAACTCCCATCGGCTCTAATCTCTGTATATAAGTAATGAGGGTATTTAATCGTATTGTACCCAGCAACTTTATATGCCAACTTGTTTTTGAAGTCGATAAATACCTTCCCTAGCCAATCAATCGGCTCGCTCGGTGTATCATCAGGTACGGCTGCAATCTCTTCTTTGCTTGATACCAATGATTTCTTTTGCGCATCCTTGAATAGCTTTTCCAATTTAACACCATCCTTAAAGAAGAAAGCGCATCCACGATAGGAATTACTCTTTGTTCGCTTATCATCGGGCATAAACTCTTTGCAGAATCCAGACAATGTAAACAGTTCTCCACAGAATATAATCTTATTGTTTTCTGCTGCAATAACCTTTGTGCCATCAATGAAGGTAAGTGCATCGCCTACATTTACACCGATAGCATCAAAGCTAAATTTATTGCTATGCTTATCCAATGGTACTATCTTTGCAGGTGCATCGGGTGCATCAACCTTTGTTTCTGCAACATCCTTTGCAGGTGCGCTACCCTTATAATAAGATGGAATGCCGCAAATGATAATCTTTGATGTTATATCTCGCTTGAAATCTGTTTGCTCTGTTTTATCCTCTGTAGCGCACTCTTTTTCCTCAGTTGTAACATTATCCACCTTTGCAGGAATAACGTCTTCTGTAGGCTCATTTGTAGGCATATCAAAAGATTCCGCAAAGCCACAATAATCGTATGCACCAATGTAGCCATCAGATAGTTTGAATCCGTCATACTCATCATCAATATATATCGGCATCATCATACCAACTTCCAAACTACCTACATATACCAAAGCTTCATTAGCATATCTTCCAAGTGTAAAATTGAAGTTTTCAAATCTCAGCAGACTATCAATCTTTAATCCAATCGCAAAATTCTTGTTTGGTATGTTTTCGCACTCGCAAGAAATCTCAATACCATCATGATTATCATACATTCCGTTAATTGTGAATGTAATACGATTATCATTTTCTTTATGCTTGATTATTACTAAACCGATAGAGTTAAAACCTTTGTTTTTCTTCAACCATTTAGAAATGCCCTTCCAAGTCTTTTCGTTGATGGTGCAAAGATTATCAGTATTAATCTTAGGTAATACAGAAGAGTAATTTACGTATCTGTTTGCCTCAGTCTTAGAGTAATATCCACAACATTCAGATACCCAATATGTATTGCCGTTTGGTTCACGTACCAACTTACAAGTAAGAGTACTGCCAGACTTGGCTAATGAGCACATCTTTTTGAAGTCTTTACCATTTACTAAAGGCAAATTGTAATCGTATGTGAAATGTTCCGTGCTTACCACATCCAATCCTTTAATCATCATCGTGTGACCATCGCTAGCGGCTGCCCTTCCGTTTCTAATATCCAAGCATACATTTCTCATAATAGGGCGCAAATCGTCATTCGCACAATGCAAAGATAACTTAGAGTAGTATTTGTTGATAAGTACTTTCACGGTGCAAAGTACTTCATTATTATCTTTCTGCTTTATAAACATTCTTTTCTTGCTACCAATGCTAGCTAACTTTTCAAACTTAGCTACCAATGCAAAGATTTGAACTACACAGAAGGAACACACAAAAGATAGTACGTTTACGCTCGCCATCGGTGCAATAAAACAATCTTTCTCTACTTGCTTATTACACTCATTCTTATATGATTTCTTTTCAGTCTTCAAATAGCCATCCTTAAATGCGCTATCCTTCATCTTTGCCAAATCTGATGCGGTGTAATTGCCTTCTTTTACATTTACACCCTCATTAAAAACCTTATCGGCTATCTCATACAACTTGTTTAAGATAGCCAAATTCATTTCTTTGTCACTCATATATCCAATTGTTTAAAAGTTACACTTCATAAAATTGTCCGTAGCATTTTCCCCAAGCTACCAAAGACAATCGCACACCACCATTTTCAATCGGTGATACGCTTATCTTTTCACGCTTGATACGTATCAGACGTTTATCAAACTTGCAATAAAAGCGAATAAATCTATCTTTTAACTCGCTTTCTTTTTGCTCGCTTATATGTTCCAAGTGAAGGCTATTATATTCAGCCTCCAACCAATTCTCTATTTTTTCCTTTGTTCCCATATCCAAGTTGTCTTTTTAAATTTGTGCCGTGCCAAATCTCGCTTTTGGAGGCGGTCATTAACCGCACACGGCTATAGTAACTTTTAAGCAATATCAAACTCTTTCATACACTCATTAAAACCAAATTCTTTTTGTGCTGCCATCTTTACAGCCACATATGCCATTTGCCTTCCTGTAAGGTTGCAAAGTACATAAGAGGTTGCAATCTCTTTAAAATATTCTTCGTACTGTTTACCATCATAATTAGGCACTCCAATACGTTTCAGTTCATTTGTGTAGTTATTATATTTATTCATAACTTTCTAAATTTAGCCGTTTATTTACTCTATATAGCCTTATCTTTTCCCACTTGATAAAGTGTACCAAAGGGAAAAGATAAGGGCGCACACACTATTATTTAACCCTCAAACTTAGAGATAGTACCAGTTATTTCATTTACTACCTGAATGAGATTTTTTAAATACAAGCCATCAAATATAAGTGTATCTTTATGGTAAAAATGCAGCTCAAAATAATCATTTTCTAGCCAAACATTAAAGCGCACACCACCTTTGCGACAAATGCAGAATGTATTGTCGCTAATTAACTCGCTGCCAAAATAAATCGGCTCGCTTTCTACATTTGCATTAATACCCAAAGCACGGAGTATTAATGCTAATTTCTTTAAATCTTTCATATTACCTAAATTTTAAATGTTACTTATTTTGTGGTGCAAACTGAATCGAACAGTCTAGAGATACCGACTATCTTTGCACCTTACCAATATATTTAATTTACTTTTAAAAAAGCCTGTCTTATATCCATATCCTCTGTTATTCCATAGAGTTTCTTTAATTCTCTTACTTCCTTTTTGGTGAAATAAAGGCAAATATTACCCCTCCACCCATTGAAGTTACCAATATTTTCTAATAATTCTTTTATGCCTGTATTTCTCATTTTCTTTGCGTTTTAAAGGGTTGTTTACTCTTTTACGTACTTATTCCAATTCTTGCCAATTATTAGCCCCAGTACGTAACTAATAAGGCTAAAAACGAAAGGTATTGTTATATCCATATCCAAATTAATCTTTAATCAAACTATTAAGCCATCCGTGTGAACTGCAAGCATTAAATAATACCCAATTAATCATATTTAAAGAGCTAGAATAATCTTTATTAATGCTTTCTTTTGAAGTGTTCAAAAAGTAATTGTCACCCTTTGCGTAATGGTCTTTTACTGCATCATTTAAGAAAACAATACGCTTTGTGATTACTTTAAAACGTTCATTTAACTTTTGTACTCGCTTTCGGGTAATGTAGCCGTTTACTTTGCCCTCAACAAATGCACGACAAGCAGACTCTAACATATTACGTAAATCTCCTAATTCAACCGCCAAAATATCAATAATGCGTAAAATCCTAATATTCTTCATATCCTTATATTATTTGTACCTTTGCACCCACAAATAAGCGAGTGCAAAGGTTATTGTTATTACTTGTTCATTCTATCAAAAACACTCTGCAAGCTATACCAATAAGACTGCGAACGTGAACGACCAAGCGGAGAATCGTATCTGTAGCCATCCGCTTTCATGCACTCGCATAAAATAGATAGTTTGCGACTATCCAAACGGAAAAAATCTGTTTTAAGGTTAAAACCTGCTGCAATAAGAGTCTGCACTCTAGTTTCTTTGCAAGCCTTTAAATTGTACCATTCTAACTTTTTCATATATAGCCCTCCAATTAGTTTAATTCCAAATTATCCTTTGCCGTATTGATTATTGCACAAGCGAGATAAGCACAAGCCTGCTTTCTTTCTTTTTGAGTTGGCATTTCTCCATCATGCTTGAAATGATACTTTGCAGACTTGAAAACTAAATCTTTCAAAGTATCATCATTCATTAATCTAACAACACTAACAAATTTGTTAGCTTTCAGATACTCTTCAATAACCTTTGTTATTTTACACTTAATATCGTAAAATTCACGTGTATTGTTTACGTACAATACCATTCTTTGTGCGTTCAAAGACAATTTCTCAAAAACTACCATATTACAGCCCTCCAATATTAAATATCGTAATACTCGCTTAATTTCTCATTTGCTAGATAGCCATCATCCAATAACTGCTCATAACTTCTATATCCAGTACGAGCGTATACGATAGCCAAAAACGTACTTTCTGAATAACCGCTAATATCAGTTACCAAATTAACCTCATTCTCGGTAGCAATATTATTCTCAGTGATAAAATTGTACCATGCATTTTCTAATTTCATACCTAAAATATTTAAAAGTTACTAATTAATTTTGCTAATTCGGAAAAAACTAATAACTTTGCAACCGCTTAGAAGTAATCCAAGTTATTAGTTTTTCTTTTAACTTGATTCGCCCACTACTTTTTTAAGGTAGTGGGTTTTTTGTTTAAATATGCTTTTCGGCTACCTTATCCCAATACTCATTTATAGAGTTGTCCAGAGTTGATACATAATGACCGAGTGGACAATACTCATCAATCTCAATAATGCCGCATACGTGCATAGCATCTACTAATTTCTTGTAAGATGCCGAACCGATAACGTGGATAGCTAACATATTAAAGTTAACCATAAAATCTTTGTTTAACTTTGTGGATAGCTTATTATATACCTTTGTGATATATTCGATAGCCTTTGCCTCCTTTTCCTCCTTTGCTTTTTGTTCCTTTGCAGTCTTGATTCTTGCAAAGTTCATTTTTGCCCACAACTTGCAAAATGTATCTTTGTCAACATCTGCAAGCATATACATATTGTTGATAATTTCAAACTCAGAAGATGATACTTCCATTCCTACACGCTCAATAAATTCATTGTACATCATATTGCTTTAAAATTTTAAGTTACTAATTTGTTCCCTTTGCAAGACTCGAACTTGCAGAAAAGCCGATGTTTTCGCCTGCATCTAGTATGGGTATATATTTCTTTGGTTTTCATTTATCATCTATCTCATTTCGCTACTCTAACTTTTCGCTACTCACTTTAAGATGTTTCAACGCTGAATATAAAATGTACTTTGCAGCTACATTCTTTATAAAGGGATAACCATTTTATAATTGTTACTACTAGTTTGAGTTACTAGCAACTCCGATACGTTTATTCTCATTCGGTTTTTTGAGATATACAATTTATAGCTTTTTGTTTATCCTCGCTTACTTTGCACGCTTGCATTTTAGCGAGTGCCGTGGGCTGCGTACACAAAGGACAAGTCACTTTGCCGTCATTTCTCCCCTCCACCTTTGGCAGCGTCGTAGCATCGCAGGTGGCTAGCTGCAATATAGATATAACAGGATTCTCTGCTTAGAAGTAATCGCGTTGTTTCTTGATTGCGATGCAAAGGTACGGCTTTTTTCTGTACCCACAAAATTTTTATAGCAAAAAATCACTTTTTTCTCGCTTTTTTCTTGAAAATAATTGCATTTTCTTAAATCTTTACATAAATTGTAATCTCTACTTTGCAAAATATGGGGTTAAATAGGGGTTATTATATGGTTTTAGGTAGTTCGGGGTATCTTTGCCACCTTTGCACCACGAAAACCACCTTTGCAGCCCTATCTTATATGTATGAGTGTGCGCGTACCTTATATATAGGGAAAACGCCTAAAACGCTTTTATTTGATGTTTGCAGCCGTTTTCGTGTTCTATATGTATGTTAGTACTATCTTTAGTTATTGGTACGTTTGCAGCCGTCTTTTTTCTGTTTTCGTTTTCACTCGCTTTTTGTTTCACAAAATTTGTGTGTGAAACATTATGTAAGTTTTTGAATGTTTATGCAAGTTTGAAATGTATGTTTATGCATAATATTATGATAAATAGAAAACTTTGCGGGAATTTCGGGTTTTTTCAGCACCTTTGCTACAATGTACTGACTTTTTACTTTTAGTTCCTTTGCGTTTTCTCTTATTTTGGATAATTTACAGAAAATAGAAACGGAAACGAAAAAGCCGCATTTTTGCCGTTTTTGCCCGAAAACGTCCGTTTTTGTCGCAAATAAAACGCTGATTTTCAGTAGTTTATACCTATATAGGGTAATTTACACCCCACCCCCCCGTTTTTGGCACTCGCAGGGTGGGTCAGCTCTCGTCCGAAATTTTTTATTTTTTTATTTTTTTATTTTTTTGTAAAATACTCTGATTTTATCAATTCAGCTTTTCTACCGAATTTTGAGCATTTTTAAGAACATCATATCTACTTTTCTTTTTGCATAAAGTTTCATAACATATACTTTTGCTTATTTCTGTGCGTCAGGTAGCGTTTTATGCAGCTTCGTAGTGTAGTTTATCGCCAGATTATTTTAAGCGTCTTAAAACGCAAATTTCTAGCCATTTTAGTTTTTGCGGAAAAGTAGTGCTATTTTATGCTTTAGTGTTTGTTTTTGCTATGTGTGGATTACTTTTTTATTTTTTGCATAATAAATAAAATGAAAAATCATAATTAGAAAAGAAAAGATAAAAAGAAATATCCTTTCAGGATATAAAGAAAAACCGAAAAGAAAGGAGTATGAAGTGTTAGCTACTCTCTAAATGTTAAATTTTCAATATGAAAAATCTGATTTATGCGGATAACATATATTTAATTGGGGATATGGGGAAAATGGTACAAATTTGCAATTTGTTAAACTATGTAAAGTTCATTTTGGCTTGATTTTTTTGGCGTATATTTGCAGCATAAATGTTTGATTTACAAATTACCGACTTTGGAATATGGCAGAAAAGAAATTCTACATACAGCGTTACTTGAAGTCCGAGCAGGGAGCTTGGAAGGCAGACGGATTGCGCAAGAGTCTGGAGGATGATTTCGGCGGCGGTTCTGTCCGCTACAAGTCATTGGACGGATTGAACTCCAAGGGTAAGCAGAAGGGCGTATATACCGAGAGCTATCCTGAGATTGACGCGTTGAGAGTATTCGTTGACCCGAATGCTAGACATGAGAGCACCAACGCTACGTTGTCAGTCTGCGTGTTCGGGTATGATGTTGACGGAACAACCGAGCTTTCCGTTACTGAGCAGATAAAAGCTGCCGAGAAAGCATGGGATAGTCTGTATGCTTACTTGGAGGGTGCGCTGATTCTCTGGTATGACGATTACAGACAGAAGAAAGCGTTGTTTTTGGTACAGGATGCTACAGAGCCATCAACGGATAACATCAAGAACATTCCGTATCTGCTCTGTTCGGTCAAGTTGGTAAACGTCTTCGGTCAGTCGTTTGATGGTGACAGTACCACGATTGAAGATTGGTTGAAGAATGGAGGAAAATAGAAACAACAGCATCCGCAAGGCGGTAGGACGTGTCTCTTAGATACAAGTCTAGGCAAACAGAAGGTTCGAGTTCCTTCTACGGTCGGTGGATGCTTTAAAATATATGCGAATTATGAACAAATACAAGACATCAATTGAGGTCAAGGGCGAAAACATCAAGGCATTGTTCGACTGCCCTATCGTTACAGACATCAAGAAAGCAACAGATGCGGTCGATGATGGTTTGGACGTTACCGATATGCTTTATAGCGTTACTGCCGTCAATATGGCAGGTGCTCACAAGCAGGTGAAGCGCGGTTCTGTATTGGCGCAAGACGTTTGCGGTCATTGGGAGATTATGACTGCCGATGAATGGGAGTTGAGGAAAGACGATACCATTAGCGATGGTTCTTCCGAGAAGTTGTAATCATTTAAAAGTTGAGAATATATGCGAATAAAGGAAGAATCACTTGATAGGGCGTTGGAAGCGGCATCGTTGCAGACGAAGGGATTGTCGAAACGCTACACGGATGGTAAAGACCCATTCTGGATAATGGCAGTTGTGCTTGTTCAGAAGCGCAATTTGGAGGAATGCTACTGTATTTATCAGCAGAATGCGGACAAATACATGAAGCTTTTGCAAGACTTCGGCACACCGAGTCCTATCATGTCTATCAAGAGCATTCATCCTTATATGTATCTTGATGAGGCTCAGTTTTTGCCGAGCGGATGCATCGAAGCAAAGAAGAATTTTCTGAAAAACGAGCTTGGCGAAGACCCTATGGCTTATGAGGTCGATGAAATGACGGAATCTGACGTTAATCACGCATTATTGGAGATTGCCATTGCCAAACAGATGAGAGCTGATGAGGAAAACAAGAAAATCAACGTACTCAATGAGGGAAGCGATTTGGACGGAACGAGATTTGAGGACATTGAACGTCAGAAGTTCGAGTTTGAGTTGGCTGAAATGAGGAAAGATGGATGTTCAAAGAAAGAAATAAAAGAGTTCATTGACGAGTATAATGCCAGTCATAAGCAGAAAGTTGACGATGAGCCGTACATTTCAGAGGAAGACCGCATTCATCAGGAAATGGAATCAAAGGACGTTGAAAAAACTCCCGAATGCAGTATTGAAGGTGAGTTTGATGCACCTGAGATAGACTACGATAAGCTTCATGAGGAATCAGAAGCATTCAAGAAAGAGCAGTTGAAGGTTGCCAAGCGCAAGTGGAAGCGTGCCTATGATGCCGATGCAGAGAAGCGTGACGGAAGAGAGTTCGAGAACGAATTTGGAGAAGATGAGGAATGCGAAACATTGCAGTTACCTTATCAAGAGCCAGTTCCAGTAAAGCGAAAACCAGGCAGACCGAAGAAATCAGCATTGGATTATACATCTAGCAAGCGCGATACAACAAAGAAACGTGGTCGCAAACCATCATCAACTAAAAAGTAACTAATTATGAACAAAGCAGAGCTTTTAAATAATACGGAATTTAAGAAAGCAGACGGTAGTTTGCCTATCATATATATAACATCAGATGATGATGTTGTAAAAATCGGCGGCATTATCAATGCACCTATGGTTGGAAGAATTTATTTTAGTGAGGTCAAGAAAACCATCACGAAGGATGAATTGATTGCCAACAAAGAGTTCATTTGCGCAAGCGAAGATTCTGAGATACTTATTGATTTCGGTGGCTACAGACGCGAGACGCTTGGTTGCTATGTCACAGTTGATGATAGTTGCATTAATATCATTGAGCTATGAGAAAGAATCATCATAATCCTAATAAAGTGCCGCCGTTCAAACCAGACCCCGAACATTGGACTAAAAAAGTTCATTCTTGGAAGGCGAAGGTCGCATACGAGACTGAGGATGATGCTTGGGAGTTTCTGAATCAGATTCCGAGGTTAAAGGCAAAAGACCCTGTAGTTTACAGGTGTTCTATATGTAACAAGTTTCATATTTCAATACATCATAAAAAATGACAAAAGAAGAATTTCTTAAAAAGGCTCATGCGATATACGGAGACAAGTATTGTTACGAAAGAACAATACTAAGAGGACATCTTGACAAAATCTGTGTAACCTGTAAAGAACACGGAGACTGGTATCCTGTAAGAAAAAACTTTCTTAGTGGACATGGATGCCCAGAATGCGCAAAAGAAGCCTCTTCAAGTAAACAAAAGAAGAGTATCAAGCAATTTGTCGAAGATGCTCGCAAAAAGCATGGAGATAAATATGATTATTCGAAAGCTGAGTACAAAAATGCGCTAACAAAAGTTTGCATTATTTGTCCTACGCACGGAGAATTTTGGCAAACGCCAAATAGTCATCTAAATGGGTGCGGATGTAAGAAATGTGGTGACGAGTTTCGCGGAAACACAAGGAGGTTTACAAAAGAGCAGTTTATCGAGCGGTCTCGTCAAAAATGGGGAGACAAATACTCTTACGGTAAAACAGATTACGTTGATAATAAAACGAAGGTTTGTATAACATGTAAGAAACATGGAGACTTTTGGCAATCTCCTGCAAATCACATGACATGGGAGGGGTGTCCAGTTTGCGCAAGACTACAAAAGAATGATTTGGTGTTCGGAATTGGAATCAATGACGAGATTACTCCAGCAACAAAATGCCATAAGGCTTATAACCATTGGCAAATGATACTTGAAAAGTGCTTCGACCAAGAATACAAAGCACAGCATCCAACCTATAAAAATGTGACTATGTGCGAAGAATGGAAAAGGTTTTCTGTGTTTAAGAAGTGGTTTGATGCGAATTATGTAGAAAGGTACGATTTAGATAAAGACTTATTGTCCGATAATGGTCGTAAGATGTATTCTCCAGATACATGCTGTTTTATACCGCATAACCTAAACGTTCTGCTTTGCTCAAAGAAACTTGGCAAAGACGGATTTCCTAGAGGGATAAGAAAGGAATTCCGTTCGTATGCGGTTAGAGTTTGCTTGCATAAGGGGAAAAGAATCAGGATTGGCAAGATACGCTCTATAGATGAGGCTATTGACATCTATAATAAAATCAAAAGAGAAGATATAGCTTCAGTCGCATTAGAATATTATAAAAATGGTTTAATAACCAAACGTGTCTATGACGGTTTTTTAAACTACGACTTTAGGAAATTTGTCGCATGATATGTTTATAACAAGAAATAGTTGAGAATATGAAGAAAAAAGGATATTACGAATACGAAAACGGAATCTACCCTTTGAAACTTTGGGTACACATCGGTAAAGACCTGAAAGAACTGATAGACTCCTGTTTTGACAAGTGCAATGCTCCCGATATTGATTACGGCGGCGTTACGTATTCCGATGCTGTCAGGAAGAGCGACAGAAGACGTGGCGTTCTTGTCTCGTTTCCGTGCCAGAAGGTTATGTCGATGAAATACTGCTGCCATGAAGCTTCTCACGTCTGCGATGCCATCGAGGAATATACTGACTTGGAACACGGCGGCGAGCCTTCTGCCTACTTGATGGGTTGGATTGCGTCTTGCATCAACAATGCTCGTTTGGGTATTGGCGATTTCGTTGAACTAAAAGATGAGGAGGAATAGCTTATGAGAAATTATTGTTGTAAGGTTGAAAAGAACGGATGGGTAAGTAGCGACAAGGTAGATACGATTACTGGTATTAGTGTGAGCGAAATTAGTCCAACTGTGAAATATAACGAATTATGTTCAAGAGGTATTATGTATAGCGTTTACACCTCTTCTTCTTTCTACGAAGAATATGATGCGTTTTACTTTCAGGCTGAAAATGCCGTAGAAGCCGCAAGAATAGGCTACGAGCATTATCTAAAGAGAGACTTGGATGAGCAAGGTCGTTACAACGTGTATCTTTTTAGCGTTGATAAAAAAATATCATTTAAAGATGCTATGGCTTTGAGTGAAGATGTTGCTTATAAAAGATGGAAAGAGTGTTTATAATTTAAAAATTAATAGCGTATGAAGAAAGAACTAAAGGAAGACCTTGAAAAGCTGATGGCTTTTATCCCTAACGAGTATAGAGATGGTAAAGGTTACCAAGAAGGTTGGATTAAAGAGGCTAACGATATGCGAAAAGCTATTGATGATGGTGTTGAGATTACAGAGAAATGGTGTATGCGAGATTTGACAGTTCATCTTTCAGCTTCTAAGAAAGAAATAGGAGAATGGATGCATGATTGGGAAATGTATCAGCCAATGTTGTTCTTTAATGGTTCATACGGTTTCCGTTCGTTAGCTCAGAACCTTGTTCATTTTCACTCTTTAGAGAATCCGTCAAAAGAAGTCTCTGATTATAGGAATAGAATATTTGAAGAATTTCTTAAATAGAATAGATTATGATTAAAAAAGAAGATATTAAGGTTGGGTCAGTCTTGCAGATTTCGAAGGGTAATTTGATAAAGATTGCAGACTCATTGTTTTCTGATAAAATAGACCCATTAGGTTCTATTCATAGGATTCAACATGTTAAGGTTATCGATATAACGGATAAAAAATGTAAAATCGTACCATTCTTCAAACCCGATTTAGCAGCAGTTTTTGTGGATATAGTTGAACTGGCGATATATTCTATTTTCTCGACTTTTAAAGAATTGCCAATCAATACTAAAAACGAGAAGTTAGAGCAAGTTTCTCATCCATCCCATTATGCGTGGTTGAAGGATTTGTGCGGTGTCGAGCCTTTGGATATTTGCAGACACTTAGACTTCAACGTGGGCAATGCAATCAAATACTTGTTGCGCAAGGACAAGGTGGATGGAAATAAGACCATGATAGAGAAGCGTGTGGAGGATCTGAAAAAGGCTGCGTTTTACATCCAAGACGAAATAAAATTACTGGAGCATGGAACAGACTGATTACACTTGCAAGGATTGCGTATTGTTTAATGACGAAGATTCTGAGTTTCCATATTGTATGGGCAAAGACTTTTATACATACGCAAATCCTGACGATGATGCTTGCGGAGACATTATTCCGATGACATATACGTGCAAGGATTGTTTCTTCTTCAAAAATGGAGTTTGTAATGACCCTAATGAGATTAGGTTTACTTCTGAGGAGAATCCATCTTGCATCGGTTTTGAGTACAAAACGATTGTAGAACAAAAATAAATATAGTTATGGCTAGAATTGCAAAAAAGAAGACTGTTGACAACAATGCAGGTTTGCTTAAAGTTGTTGACGGAATCAACAAGAAGGATGTTGAAAGCGTTACTGACTTCGGACATTTCTTTGTTGTCATTTTGAAGAATAGTGCTATTTTCCACACACATATTGGATATGAAGCACGTTTTAAGCGTTGGGGCGGTGTTGATATGGAAGGGCACGCGCTTACCACTACAACATTCGCGTGGCTTGAAAATCTTGTCGCGATGAAGAACGAAGTAAAGGGAAAAGAAAATGATATTTTCCCTGAGACTGATGTTACTTATCAAGATATGCTTGATAGCATGGTTATCATCACAGAAGCCAACATTACTCATCCGATTACAGCGTTCACTGATGCAGATGATGCTGCAAAGTTCGCAAAGAACAAGATGGATTACCTCGGTCGTATGCAAAAAGAGTTGGAAACTGTAATGAATACTCCAGTTTCCGAAGAGACAGAGGAAGACTTGAAGAAGAACTTTGAGCACGGTCAGCAAGCAATATTGGCAGAGCAAGCAGCCGAGGCTCTTAATCAAGGAAAGGAATAGCTTATGTATAATGAATGGTATATAGAACTGAAATACGGACTATTCCGAGATTATAGGATTGTAAGGATGTGTGATGCTAACGGAGTGAAGCGAGACGGTATCTTTATACCATTCATTCAGAACGGAATCAAATGGGATGGTGTAAAGGTTAAGAATCCTGTTCAGTATCTAAAGCCGATTTGGGCTGCCGCCGATGGCTCAAGACTTCACAAGTTAGTTCCCATGGTTTCTGTGGATTTCAGACAAAAGATGGAAGATGCAGGTGTATTGTCACCAGATGATAAATACCCTTGTGATACGGTAGGTTACGTTTATAAAGATAAAAATAAGATTTAACGGCTATGATATTATACTTAGGTAATGATACGATGGATAAGGTAGAACGGATGGTTTGCGAACAAGTGAACACGGCTATGAGTATTGAGGAGAAAGAAGGAGTCAATGCAGATGATTTATATGTCGGCAATACTAACATTCCTTTTGCGAGAGCGGTAGCAAGGAACTTTGTTCTTGACGTTCTACACAATCGGTATGGCTTTTCCTATGCCGTTATTGCACAGCGCGCGGACATCAATGAGAAATCTGCTATGCGATGTGTCCGCAAGTGTCACGAACTTGTCGGTTACGACAAAACCTATGCGTATGTGAACACTTTAATTAACGATAGATTGAGAGAATGGTATGGGGAATAGCAATGAATTATTGACATTGAAGCGCAATGCTCTGAGACTGGGATTGTGCGGAGAGTATAAAGGGAAATGGGATTCTGCCGCGAGTAAGCGAGAATTGGTAAATATAGCTCTTGATTCTAACGGAATTGAGTTTATGGCTGATTCTATTGCTTTCGGATGGGGATTGTCAAAAGAGTACATTTTGAAAGAGTTTGGTGAGTTTGCTAATGGATTCTACCAATGTAATGAACATGGATATACTAGCGAAATGTATATAGGTGCTCATGGAGTTATCAAGGCGCGCTCTACGATTATTCTTGTCGCGTACTGCAAGGATTTGGAGATTGAAGTTCCAGAGAATATGGTTACTCGCATTTATGTGTGCGGAAAGAGTGAAATTCGCATCGAATGCAAAGGAAAATGTGACCTCATAGAGTACGGAGAGGATAATGATGTTAAAATCATTAGCTACGATGACGCAAATATGACGCTAGGAACGATTTATGTGTCAGAGTGGAATAGTTGTAAGGATGAACAGAAATAATGCCTTACAGCTCATTAAAATAGCAAAGTTTGGTAAAAATATTTATATTATTTTCTTGTTTACAGAGTGTACGGCGGTACACAGACATAAAGTGTAATTTTACTTTTTATATTAGTTAATGTTTAGTTAGATTTATGTTGATTAAAAAGGGCAAGTTCAGTTGTGAAACCGAGCTTGCCCTAATTTTATATATAGAACACAGAAAACTAATTCATAAATACCTTGATACCATTTCTTCCTTGCTTGTGACCGCCCTTTACACAGCTGGACAGAGTGTCGCGAATATCAGTAAGTATTGTTGTCTGCAATCTCAACTCAATGAGTACAGGACTGCTTGATGTATCTTGTGTTATCGCGCTGATACTATTGCCGAGCTTTTCTAACAGAGTGTCGCGGATGATGCGGACATCTGCTTGTTGAGTGGCTACATAAAACCTGAGTGAATTGAGTATCGATTCCAACGCCTGTGCGGTTGATTCCGTAACAGACTGAATACCTTGCTGCAAAGCAGATATATTTGAGCTGCCAGTAGGCTTGACGTTGAGAACATCCATCAAGTTCTTTGCATACTCATTGAATAATGCAAGGTTCTTGTCTTTCAGTTCCTTTATACCTTCGAGTTCTTTCTTGGTAACATCAAGACCATTATTTCCACCTTCGCTGCCCTCAGATACCGCTTTGTCGAATGCTTCAAGGATAGGTTGAATGTATTTTGAAGTAGCTCTATTCATTAACTGCTTGGTGAGCATTGTATTGAAATACTCGTCAAACTTATTATTGAGTGCTTCGAGTGCATCACTACCTTCATTGAAAGCATCTACCCACGCTTCCGAGAAAGCTTCAGCAGCAGATTTATAGTTAGACTGAGAACCGAAACCGCCAAGTGCTTCTGTCATAGACTCACCTAATTCTTTGATTGTAGTGTTCAAATCATCAATCTGCTGTTCCCATTCTTGAATCTTACCTTCATCAGGTTTCTTGCGACCACGTTCTGCGTTAATCATTGCTTGGTACGCTTTCTGCTGCTTTTTAAGGGCATCGACCGATTTTTGGTTGTATTCGTAGAGCTTTTGTGTATCAAAGGCATCGTCCATACTCTTTTTAAGCTTTTCGTAAGCGTGTTGCAAGGAATTTATAGCGCGTTCTTGGCGTGCAATTTCCTTATCAATCTTTCCTTCGTTGCTAAAGAGTTTAGCTACGCCCGTAAGCGCGCCCATTGCGCCCGATACGACACCTGCATAATTTCCGCTATAGTACGAACCGACCGCCTGACCGATGCTGCTTACAATATTCAGAGTATTCTCTAAATTCGCATCAGAACCGCTAAGTGCCTCAAACAGAGCATTAAACGAGTTAGCCATTGTGGAAACTACGTCTGTAATATCCGTCACGGATTTTGAGAACTTTGCTTTCGCCTGTTCTTCCTCAGTCATAATCGTTCCGAGCTTTGCAATCTGCTCATCTGTGAGGTTTAACTGAGATTTTAAAGAGTCACGAATGCTTTTGTTGGTTGCCAACTTCAACTTTAAGGCTGCAACAACGCTTTCGTCCGTACCTTTAATCTTTACTAGTTCGTTATACTCATGTTCCAAAGACTCAACATAGGCATTTTGGCTCTGTAATTTGCTCGTCAAATCCGCTCTAAGTCCGTTAAGCTCTACATACTTTTCTACGCCGCCCGACTTTTTTAAGTCTTTACCAGCCTTAACCATTTCTTTAAGTCCTGTAGTGAAAGCCTTGAAAGGATTGCGTGAATTGCGAACTTCATTGACTTTGTTAATCTGTTCCGCAATAGTTTTCAACTCTGTTGGGTCTAGGTCTTTCAATTCGGTACGCAACTGTTGTAGTCTTTCTGCCATCGCATCGAGAGCCTTAGAAGAAACTTGGTCTAGATTATCAAACAGACGAACATACATGTCGCTATTTTTAAAATCCTTCCAAGTATTTTCATCGGTCTTTTTCTTGTATTGCGCATTCAAGTTTTCTTGCAACTGTCTTTGCAACTCTGGATTCTTGGCAATATTCGCATTATTTTGCAACTTGTAACGCTCATTGATATACCATCTATCGAGTTGAAGCTGGTCTGTCAATTGCTGCTTGTATGCCTTAATCAGCTCTTGTGCTTGATTAATTTGGTCTTGATAGACTTCCTTATCAAGTTTCTGCATTTGTGACGTGTATTCCTTTGCAACATCATCACCCCACTTAGTCTGGTCTTTACCCCATTTTGCCTCGAAATCATCTGTAATAGACTTTCGCACTTCATCGAATGAAGAGGTTAAGTCACCGAACATACTTTTGATGATGCTATCAGAAAGACCTTCTCCTTTAAGCTTCTTAAACAAATCGAGCTGAGAGAAAGCTTCTTGCGCATTGTTCTTTGCATCGTCAAGTTGTTGCTTGAAATACTCCTCATCAATATCAAGACGGATTTCTGTAGCATTGCGTAATGCGCTGCCACGCTTTCCAAGTTCCTTGTATTGGTTTGCAAGATATTCAATCTTCTTTGCAATAGTTTGGCGGTCTGGAACAAAGTTATTTATATTCATTCCAACATTCTTTGCCGCCAACGAAAAGTGCTTACGAACATCGGCTGTGGCTTGCTCTTCGCTTTCGTATTTAATGAGTTTCTGATATTCAGAACTCATATCCTTCAACAGAGAAATGCGCTCGTTGAGAATATCGCGCTGTTCTTTTGCCGCATTTTTTGCTGCTTTTTTGTCTTCTTTTTCAAAAGGATTCACTCCTAATCCCTTTGCGGTGGCAGTTGCAGCATTCTTGTATTCGCGAACCATTTGGCGCAAAGTTGAAACATCTATAGTGTTTCCACCTAAACGTGGGTCACCTGCTTTGAACATCTTTCGGATAGAATCATCAACTTTGATTTTCTTCGTGTTCTTTCCTACGGAAGCCAAACGTTTTTCGAGTTCACGCCAATTCTTTGCAGCTTTAGCCGCATCATCACCTTTTTCAAGGAAACTTTCAAGAGCCTTATCGTTTGTAATCTCCTTGACAACGAGATTGATGCCATACTTTTTCTTTGCAAAGAAACCAGAGAGATAATCATCAACCCAGTTTACTTCTTTCTCCATCGAGTTTTTATTGATGGAAACATTTATACCAAAGTGTCTATAAGCAAGGTCTCTCTCATATTGATTCCAATCGCGCTCTGCCGCAATTCTGTCAATTACGCCTTGTATTTTTATAGGGTCATTGCTATATTTTTTTCTTAGGTTTCCAAATACAGCATCAAACTCGCTGTTCAATTCTTGCGCTTTATTTTGTACGCTGTTCATCGCACGGATAAGGTCATTGAAATCAGCTTGCGAAGTACCAATGAAAGATGGCATTTTATAGTCGCTGCCGCCTTGTGCTATGTTGATTTTCTTTATCAACTCATACATACGTGTCATATAGTCAATGTTGGATTCGTTATCCTTTTGACCTGCACGTATCTCATCAAAGTATTTCTTCGTGGTCGAAGTGGCTTGTTTATAGTTTGCGTTAATGTTTGCTACAACTCTCTCCATTTGCGAAGACTTTGCGAGAGCATCAATCACAGCATCCTTGTAATCGCCTGCATCATCATCAAGACCATCTGTAAACCAAGTATTCCAAGCATCATTCTTGGCGTAATTTCTTCTGATAACCTCAATACTATCAATGAAATCTTTATATTCTTTCTCAACCTTACTGAAAGTAGTGTTAAGCTGATTTACATCGAGAGTATCTACATTTATTTTGAAAGTCAGTCCGTCTTTTGATGCGGCATCAATAAGCTTTTGTAACGTTGTACGTCTATCCTCAATATTCTTCTCTAAATCCTTTCCTCCTAATTTACTATTTGCTTTTGCGGCTGCATTTGCAAGGTCGTTGTACGTTCCAGCTAAAGCACCTATTGCTCCCTTTGCCTTTATGGTTTCTTCTTCTGCCTTACGTACATTTTCGTTGTACTTGGAAATCTTATCGTAAACGGTAGTTATTACTTCTGCTACAGCGTAAATTGCAAGACCTACGCCTATACCTGATAATGAACTTTTAACGAGACCGCCAAAATCTTTAAGAGCTTTTTTCATTCCATCTAAGGAATTTACGAAAAGAGCCTTGTATCTCACGATACCTGTGCCAGATGCTTGCGAAAAAGCTTGTCCTAGACTAGTCTTTGCAAACATAGAATTAGCTTTTATGGCAATAAGAATAGGTATAAGAGCTTTTCCTATCTCTGCAAGAGTCTTCCAATTATCAAGCAGAGAAGTACCCCAGCTTACCATCCCCTTCATTGTGCCTTCGTTAGCCTTGCCAATATCATTAAGCATCACATCGAAAGCATCCTTCAAGTTGGAAATCTTACCTTGGAGAGTTTCAGCCTGAATCTCTTGCATATTGTAGAATGTTCCACCCTTATCGGTCATTCGTTGGAATATTGCCTCAACATCCTCAAATGTAACCTTACGCTTGGAAATCATATCAACAATCTGTGCGGTCGTGTACGCTTCTCCCTTAACTTCCTTAAAGTATTGTTGCAACTCACCATACATATTGATGCCAGCCTCAGTAAACTGACGAACCTCAGAACCGCGAAGGTATGCAGCAGCCTTGACTTGTCCGTATGCAAGGATAAGTCTTCCCATATCAACGCCAAGACCTGCTGAAACATCGGCAAGTCGCTTGGTTGTATCATAAAGTTTATCAGACTCAATTCGGTAAGCGGAAAGTTGTCGTGTGTAATCCACCAAGTCCTTGATACGGAAAGGTGATTTAACGGCAAGTTCTACAGTCTTATTGAAAATCTCGTCTGCCTTTGGTTTGTTCTGCAAGATAGCTTCGAGTGAACGCTCTGAAAGTTCAAACTGACCTCTGACTGATGCAATCTGCTCGACAAAATTCTTGATAGAACCCACTGAGAATGCAAATGCCATACGCTGTGCCCAACGTGACATATATCCAGCCATATATGATGTTTGTTCGGTCAACGCGCGAGAATTAACACCAGCCTCTTTCAAGTTTTTGTTATGTTGCTCAATGGCAGCATTAAGAATATCCAATTTTCGCTTATAATCAGCATCGGTTTGAGACAACTTCATACGAGCCTCTTTCAGATATTCTATAGCGCGTACTTGGCGGTTGAGCGTATTTGCAGAAGCAGAGAAATCAAGCGCGCCTTGATATGTAGTGTTTGCCTTGTTATTTCTCGTCTGATAGTCTTTTGCTCTATCAGCGTATGCCTTTCTCTGTTTGTTGTTGTAAGATTGTTCTGCACTAACCATCTTATCAAGAGCCTTCTGAAAAGCAACAGCACGTTCATTATACATCTGCTGCTGGTATCGTAACTCATCCTGTAATGACTTCTTTCGCTTAATAAGTGCATCTTGGTCTGCCTTGGTGAGATTTTGTGTTGTATCTCGCAACATACTTTCAATAGAACCAATTTCTTGCTTTAACTCAGCAATATTCATACCGCTAGCACCCTTTGCCGATTCCTGTAATCTCTGAAATGCAAGTGCCGCTTGCATAATACCACTAGTGCCGGAACCATTCATCTTAGATAGCTGTGCTACCATATTTTGAATGTTCTGTGCTGCTGACGTAATGTTATTGTTCATGTTACCTGCACTCGCACCTACGTTTGAGATACCACTGCTTGCATTTGAAGCAGATGCGTTGATTGTTGCGAGTTTTGCTATAACTTGGTCTAAAGAATCAAGGAACGGCTTAGTACCAACAGACATATCCTTGAAAGATTGTGTTACACTAGACGCGGTATTTTTAGCCGTATCTTGTAACTTCTGCAACTTATCATCAGCCTCTTTGATTTTCTTCAATGCGGACTCTGGTATAACAAGAGCACTGCCTAATGCTGAATCTGCCATAATTCAAAAGTTTAAGAGTTTATAAAATAGGTATTCCAAGGTCATTGAGATTTCGTAAATCCTCTGCGCCATTGATTACCTTTGCATTCTTTAATTTGTCGTTCTTCTGATTGTTGCCTTTATCTGACGATATGTACTCTATATGAGTAAAATCCATAGACGCAAGGCGAATCTGCGGAACAGTCATTTTCCATTTATATTCTTCTTGCGAGCACCATGTGTTGGCACGTAAGAAATCTATCATTTGTCCGTATTCTGTTCGTGACGGGATAATTCGGCTGCTTGTTTCTTCCTCATCAGAGCTTGATTGCGGACGGTCTGAATCACATTGGTACTCGCGAAGAAAAAATCCACATCTAGCAAATTGAGAATTTCAACGAGTAATGTTGCCCAATCCTTGATGTCATAGTCTCCCCAAAGCAACTGGTCGTAAACTTGTTGGTATTCCTCAGAATCAATGCGTTTCTTGTCATTGAGCAAGGATAGTGTAATTACTCTTGCCACAGATGGAATGTTGATAGCAAACTCCTTGATAACATCACCCATTGATAAGTTTTCGCCCTTGACAATCTTGCAAGCCTCCTCTGCAATCATCCATTGAGTGCCTGGCTTCAATGCTCTTATCTCCCACTCTGTACCTTGTAGTTTTACAATTGTAGGAGAATCATTCATAATTTGCGCAAGACGTTCCATTGCCGCATCAGACAAAGGAGAACTAGGTAACACCTTATTCTCGTCTTCTACAGCTTGTTTCTTAGCCTTATTCGGGTCTTTTTGTGCTCTATATACTTTTCCCATATATATGAATTACTTTCTAATCACACTTACTGTTCCATTATACTTCTTGGATAGGTTTTGTAGCTTTTGAAACGACATGGAAATGGCTCTGTAAGATTGTTTCAGATTACCACCGCCATCTTCCAATATCTTAGCATAGGGCATAGTCGCAACGACAGCCAAATCAATTACTCCACTAGGGGAATAATCGTTTTTGAGATATTCGTTTATCGCCTCACGACCTTTAATTTCTTCTCCATACCAATTCTTGCCTTTGGATGCTTTTGGTGAGGATGATAAGTAACCTATCTTTTCAAGCTTGCCTTCGACGTAAATGCCATATCCGTAAGAATCATAGAGGTTGTATGTTCGATGTGTGTACGTAATCTCTTGAATACATTCTCTTAACACATTCTTTGCATCCTTGTCTAATTCCTTCGTAATAAGCTTTAATGCTTTTTTGTATAATGTTTCAGCCATAAATGATAAAACTTAAAAAGGAGCGGACAGCATTAAAGCCGCCGCCCCTTGTATATAGTCGAGAATTGTTGAAGAATCTACACTATGCACCAGCAACTGGCAATGTGTATGCAGGGTCAATGTAGAATGGTGTCTTGCGAGTTACACCGCCATCTTTAACCTCAACCAACTGACCTGTGCCAGCCAACGCAACCTTTGCCAAGTTAGAGTTCAGAGACTCAATGGTTGTCTTGGAATTGAGCTGCAACTTAGGCAGAATCAATGCTGTGTGTGTAGTACCGTCTGCATTGTCGAAGACAACAGCGACCTCTGCATACATCAGTTTGTAACCAGATGGAGCGTAAATCTTACCATCAGTACCCTTTGTAAAGCCGCACAATGCAGTCAATACAGGAGCTTGAGTATCTGCAACCTCGGCAGCAAACTGATACTTACCAGTTGTCACGATAGACATGATAGGAGTATCAGAAGTCTCGCGCTCAATATCGGTAGTATCGTTATCGTCCTGAGAGATAGATGTGGTGTCGCGAACAACATCGTCCAAATCGTAGTAATCGTCACCAGCCGCATTACCATTGAACGGACGAACAATAATGTGTGAAGGCTTAGAGAGCTTGATTGCACCTGCGCCTGTACTTGTAACTTTCGTTGCCATATTGTTATGAGTTTAAATTGTTATCCTAAATAAATGAAATAATTAACGTACAATAACCGAAACAGAAATCATCTGAAAATGAAACTGGCGGTTTGAGTCATATCCGCTATTACGGTATAATGTACTGATTGTATAGTTTGCGTCTCTTGATTCATCAATGATTTTGTCAAGAATACCTTCCATCTTGTCAAGTAACTTTACATTCTTTCTCAGTGGAGTTCCCTTTGGTCTTGCATAAAGATAAATGTTAGCATAGCCAGAAGAATAACCGCCATAATCTCTTTGCTGACCTACGTCCACATTGACAAAATCATCCCAGTTCTTACTAGTTGTAGGTGGTAATTCCCCGACAAATATGTTGTCTGAGATTTTTCCCTTAGTAAGAAGCATCGAAAAGAAATTCTCAATGCGAGATAATCTGCGATTAATCCTCTGTGCCATACCTTGTTATCCTAAATACATTTTACCTTATGATGAAAAAACTAAATATCAGTACCTTTGATGTAAGCTACACATCCGTGCATTTGTGTCGGATAAACGCCAATGACCATTCCGTCAACGTCCATTCCGTACATCTTTCCTCGGAAACGAATACCTGCATTCAAACCTTCAGGAATATATTCTTCATCTTTCCCGTCTTCACCTTTTTTCGTTGGCATCGGAAAATAGATTGTATATCCTAGTGTAACCACACCCGAATTAAAGAGTTTGTTGGTTTCCTGAATATCGCAATCAGTTTCAAAAATGATAGTTTCTACATTTTCTGTTTCTGACTCACCTGCACTAGTATCAGTATCGCCTAACATATCCCCATCGCTTCCGATAAGGTCTCCATCTTCTTTCGGTTTTTGTTCCGAGCGGTAGAACACGCCATGATAGGCATATTCATCCAAAGCATTTCTGTCAGTGTACATAGCTTACCAATCTGTTTCTTTAATCCATTTAACCTCTCCATCGGTTTCATTGAGAGCTTCAAGTTTTTCATCCTCTCCATACTTCTTGTAAAGTCTTTTGAGTTCTGATTTGATACTCAGCAATGCAGCCGATGTAATGGTCTGAGCACCTACCGTAAGAGTATATGCGCCATGTTGGTTTGTGGTCGATGCTGTCTGATAGACACCGAATACAATCTTTTCCAAGAGTGCAATCTTACATCTGTCTTTCTGTTCTTCTGTCAAGTCCAAATAAGACTCGACATCAGAAACGCCGCAATCCAAAGCGACATTGTTTAATGCCGACTTGTCAAAGACAAAGTTAGTCATGCCGCTAAGATAGTCCAATATGTCAAACTTCGATGCTGCCATTGAGAGATAAATGAATTAAATGTTATCGTATATTGTGAGTGAACCACCATTAATTATCTGCTGTTGAGGTATCAATGATTACGTGGTTCATAAAGTCGAGAAGTGCAGGGCAAGCAGACATCATGACCTTAGTCTGCCACTCGCGGAACTGACCGTTATCCATTGCGTAGTTTCCTACGGTTACGAGTCCGTCAGCGATTGAAGCCCAAGAAACATCAATATTCTTTGCGCCATACTTCTGTTGAAGTGTCTGGTCGTAGATAGGAGTCCACTTGAACTCAACGCTATCACCAGTAGGGCAAAGTACAACAATCTTATCATCCCAACCTTGCACGAATGTGTCAGTTGTAACAGTCTTGTTGCGCTCCTTCTCAACGACAATCTCGATAGGAGAAAGACCTGTCATGTCGGAAAGTGATTTCTTGAAGTCCTCGTCCAAAATCTGCATGTTAGCAGTATATGCGCGGTCGTGAGCCTTGCACCAGTTGATATACCACTCCTTAACCTCCTTGTTCTGCAAGAATACATCACGGTACATCTTGCGAGTCATCTTCCATACGAGAGAAATCTCAGTACCGCCACGCTCATCGCGATAATCGTCTTCAATCTTTCTCATCTGTGAGATAAGGTTGCAGTCTGGGGCAGTCCAAGCCTTTGCGCCAGCCTTCTTGCGGTTCTCTGTTGGGAATGGCTCAACCTTCTGCAAGAACTGCTGCAAACCTTCACCCTTGCCCTTCCAACTCATCTTTGCAGTTGTCATAATCTGTGCTGTCAGGTTAGAGAGTGTTGCCTCTGCTGAGTTCTTACCTACCTGAACAACATCGCGCACCCAAGCAGCCATAAGGTCTGCATCGTTGCCGAACTGTTCAAAAAGTTTCTCTTTGTACTCGCGTTGTCTTGCGTTTTCAGACCACTTGTAACCGATGAAGTCTGGAATTGTACCTGTGTATATCTCCAAACCCTCGTTATCCATTTCTGGAGCATCACCAAGTGGAGCGCGAAGGTGCATCAAAGGAGCTGCCTCTGCCTTGCGAGACTTGATGCTGAATGAAGCCACGCCATCGTAGTCTGTAGGTGTAGGCATAGAAGCTCTACGACCTTGTGTGAGATACCAGCCATAGTTAGTATAGAGCAACCCCTTGGTGTTCAAGAAGGTTCTCAGAAAGTTGATGTTATCCTTAGAAGAGAACAACTTGGCGTATCTCGAATTGTTAAAATCAAATTGTTGCATATCCTGAATACTTAAATTAATGATATGTTATCCTATTGTTATCCTATTGAAGTAGAGCGGTTAGAATCCGAACCATCCGTTCTCTGTTCTTGTGTTCATCGCAAGTACGGCTGGTGGAAGCTTGTTGCACTTTGCCAAGTTCAAGATTACTCTTGAATCCTTAATCAATGCTGGAGTATAAGAGTACTGAGCACCCTCACCTTCCTCAACATTGGTTGATAAGTTAGGGTCATAGAAGAAGTCGTTGTCGCGGTCGAAGTAAGTGTTAGGATTTGTAACCATAGGAGCTACGGTTTCACCTGCCTTTTCTGCCTCTACGAGAATATCGCCAACCTTCAATGCAACTGCAAGAGTCGCTGAAAGAGTGAGCTTCCAAACATCCTTGCCACCTTCGGTTGTTTTCTCTACAGCTGTAATGGTAACACCCAAAGACTTCTTTGTAAAGTCTGACTGTGCCACCATGATATTATCACCTGCAAAAGGAATGTGATGATAGCCATCATTGACAACCAAAATGTCGGTATCAGTGTTTGTAGCCGCCTTTGCCAACTCGTAATACTTCAAAATCTTGACGGTCTGACCGCCATTCTTGCCGTAAGTGTCTGGGTCATACTCGCAAAAATCACCTGCGTAAGCCTTAGCGCGACCCTTGAACGGATTTGTGATAACACCACCAAAAGGAGGGTAAACGAATGCGTCCTTGTTGCCGCTTACGAGGTTAATGAAAACGCTTCTATGACCGCCAATCTTACCATGTGCTTGGATGAGTGTACGACCGCCAAAGTGACCGCCATATCCATGCTTCAAATAGAAATCATCTGCTGCTGCCATAATTTGTAAATTTGTTTAATAGTGAATGAATAATGTTATTCGCCTGCGTCAGGGTTCACGATACCCACAACATCAGAGAAATCGTCAGCCTTGTCATTGTCACCACCGCCAGCACTACCTGGAGTGTTGTTGTTTGGCTTTGAATGAGAGAGATTGTAAAACTCTTCCGCATCCGTAAATTCCTGCTCGATGTCCGAGTCCTTAGTGAGGTTCAACTTGTTCATGTATTTTTCAATCCACTTACTATCGTTGATACCTCTCTCCTTGAACTTTGCGAGAAGTTCACTACGTTTCTGTGATACAAGCTTAGATGCTTCGTATTCTGCATCCTTCTTCTCTAGAGCTTCCAAGCGTTCCAAAAGCTTCTTTTCTACAGCCGAAGGCTCTTTGTCATCGTCCTTTGGATTTGGCTTAATGTCGGGATGCTCATCGTTCCATTTCTTGATGAAGTCGGCATTGTCCTTCTCGTAGTTGCCGTTAAGGGAAACATACTGCGGCAAAATCTTCTTCACCAAATCATCTAACTCTGTATCTTCACCAACTAAGAGGTCAAAGTGGGAATCACTCAAACTCTTGATTGTCTTTTCACTGATGGAAAGGTGTTTTCCGTTTGCAGTGAGTTTTGCTTTTAGGGTGTCTAAAAGTTGTTGTTTTGTAAACTTCATATTACTAATTTTTAAAATTCTGCTGCAAAGATAATTAAATAATGTGGTGATTTTTAGATTTTTAGAAACTCTATTTGTTACGTAACCAATATAGAATTATTTTCACACTATTATATATTATAAATTAGGTATCTTTGCAGCATGAACACGAATAAAGATATAGAAATCAGACCACAAGAGGGCTTTCAAATGTCCTTTGCAAGTAGCAACGTTGACGTTGTTTTTGGTGGCGGAAATCTCGGAGGAGGCAAATCGTATGGTCTTGTACTTGCGATGGCAGAGCCGTTAATGACCGACCCAGATTTTCGTGCAATGATTTCACGCCGTTCACTTGGTAATCAAAAAGCAGGTGGAGGATTCGTAGAGAAGTTTAAACAGATATTCGGAGCTGATTTTGTAAAAGTCAGAGAGAGCGAGAATCCGCGCGTTACATTTCCGAATGGAACGTTTGTCGATTTGACGTATCTTGACGATTCCAATATGGATAAGTTGAGAGAGCGCGCGAAAGGATGGGAGTACGATTTGATTGCGATTGACGAGTTGACGGAGATGACTTGGGAAGTTTTTTCTTACGTCATGACTCGAAACAGAGGTCAGAGCAAGACGTTTACAGGTAAGTTCTTTGCAACACTTAACCCGAAGCGTAGCCACTGGACGAGAATATTTCTTGATTGGTATATTGGCTCAGATGGTTTTATCATCCCAGAGCGTGATGGTGTAGTCAGATACTTCTATTGTGCAGGACCGACTGTTAAGGATGTTGTTTGGGGAATGTCTAAGCGAGAAGTCTATGAAAAATGTAAGATAGATATAGACAGAAAGCTTAAAACCATTGGCGGCAACTTTGGATATGAAGTAATGATTAAGAGTTTTGTTTTCTATCAAGGTAAACTTGGTTCAAACAAGAAGATGCTTGAAAACAACTCCGGCTATTTAGGTTCTGTAGCGGCATCGGGCGGTAGAATGGCACAAGCTCTTATGGAGGGTAACTTCAATGTTGACCCAGAAGAGGATGAGGATATACCGATTCCAAGCCAAGCGGCAAGAGATTGCTTCATAAAAGACCCAGCCGTAAATGGTGACAAGTGGATAACAATCGACTTGGCAGATTACGGAAAGGATAATACTCTGATGTTGTCGTGGAATGGATTCCACGTTGTCAATTACGAAATCGTTATGCATTCAACACCGCGAATCAATGCAGAAAGAGCTAGGCTGTTCGCGGCGAGCGAGGGAGTAGCAGAAAGCCATATTATCTATGATGCTACGGCAGGTAGGTATTTCAATGACTATATACCTGATGCTATTCCATATATATCAGCAGCAAAGGCAATGGGAATTTATTACTTGTCTGCAATGACAATAAAAGACCTATGTTACTTGCGACTGAGCTACATGATTAAGCGAGGACAGCTTACATTCTCTGATAAGGTTGCAAATGCGGTTTACACGCATCAAAACCTCAAATACAGAGTTACCATACAGAATGAGTTCATGGAAGAATGCGCGGTAGTTCGCTTTGATAAGATGCAGAGTGGAAAGAAGAAGTTGCAGAGCAAGAAGGAAATGAACAGAAATCTCGGAAAAGACCGTTCTATGGACGTGGTTGACCCTTGCGCAATGAGAATGTACCCATGTTTGAATATGGAGTATGGTAGCGAACTACAGGAAGGGTTCAGACTCGCAGCACAGGAAGTTGAAGAGAAAAATCCTAATGCACAGAGCATTTATGATGATACGTTGTACTATTAATTTTAGAATATATGCTGAAAAAAGAAAATATAAAAATGATTCTTGAATCCGTGCGGATTGACTGGGATAAATGCGATGAGAAAGACATTGCGTTCGCTATCCTCTGTGACGCATTGGAAGATAAGACTTTAGCATATCGTCTTGCTTATCGTAAGAGTGAAAAGGATGCAGCGAAATTCTACGAAACTCCACGATTCAAGAAACTGCTAGATGTTCTAGAACCTTTCGGTATCGGCAATGTTAATAACAACGCTATCACCAAGGAAGAGAACAAAAACGAGCTTCTTAAAATGCTCGACAAGATAGACCAAGCTCTTAGTGATGGAAATCTTGAACCGAAGGACGCATTGAAGATGCAGACTGATATTCGCGTTAAGCTGAATGATAAATTTGAGATGGAAGAGTCACAGAAGCAGAAACGAATCATCGTAGTACCAAGCAAACATGATATTGTTTGTCCTACTACCAACAGAGAATGCAACTATTGGGCTTCAAGAAAGGCTTGTTGCAGACATTACGGTTTGATTGACCCGCAAGAGAATCGCGAAGCGAAAAATAACAACGATGTTGAATCATCATTAAATGACAATAGCGATGAGTAGAAAGAGACAAGATATAATTAATGATTTTTTGGAGAATCCTCAGAAACTTCTTCTGAAAAAGCCGTTTTTGAGGGGTTCGCGCGCTATTACCATCAATGATTCTTCTGATGGTTCAGATATTAAGACAAACTTCCGTAAAGAGGCACAGCTTCCGAATATCAGCAAGATAGTTGTTAGCCAAGAGCGTTTTGCGAAGGAATTAGACCCTTATTCTCATAGGGTATTATTTGATACGAATTTACCTTCTATATGCTGTAAACTTGATGATGGCAGTTATTGTGAGATTGAGTTTAAGAAGTTTGGTATTCCTATGCAACGGCGTATTGTTGACAAAAAGGCTCTCTGCTTGGGTGGCAACAAACGCAATCACATACTGCATGACAGCAATCCGACTGATAAACTCAAAAAGAACTTTGCCGATTTCAAATGGCATTGGGATGAAACGAATCAGGATGGTATCGAAATGGAAGCTATACGCATTCAGCAGAGTTATGGTGATGTAGGATTACTCGTTTACATGAATGAGGATAACGAAGTGAAATGCCGATTGTTCTCGTATGAAGATGGCTATCAGATTATCACCCATAAAGACGATAACGGAGAACCGCTTCTTGATTGCGTGTATTATCGTACTGAGGACAATGTAAGACACATTGATGCATACGATAAGACATATCATTATCATTTCACAGATGTATTCGTTCAAGACGTTGATACAAACGAAGTACTGAAAGGATGGTGTTTGGAAAGCAAGGAAGTGCATGGATTCTCAGAAAGTCCACTTATTACAAAACGTGGTGATGTTGCTTGGAATAACGGTCAAGACCTTATCGAGCTATTCGAGATTATATATAATCTGTTTGCGGTCATCCAGAAACGACATGGATGGGGAATCCTTTACATCAAGGGTAAGCTCAATGAAACCGCAAAGAAGATTGCTGGTTCTATCATCTTGAATGATACAAGCATTGAAGGAAATGGAAGCGCAGAGTTTAAGACTCCACCTTCTCCACAGAACATGATTGAGTTCATGCAGTCAATTCTCGACCAGTTGCAGATTGCTACAGGATGTACATTTATCTTGCCAAAGGATATTAAGTCTAGTGGCGATATAAGCGGTTTGGCAATTCAGATGACACGTTCTTTGGATATTGAGGAGGCTAACAATGCAGCTATTGAGTGGCAGAATTTCGTCAGCAAACATTCAAGACTATTCAAGGAAGGACTGGCAAAGCAGTTGGTTGCAAGCGGTGAGAATCCTACTGCAATTACTGAGTTTAAGCAGATGAGAATCAGTACATCATTTAAGCCTTGGCAGCCATTCGATGAAAGTGCATGGAATCAGATGCTTTGTACATTGAGCGGTGCAGGTTTGATTTCTACCAAGACTGGTGTTGAAAAGAATACTGTTTCTGCACCTGACGAGGAAGTAAGATTGCAGACTCAGCAAGAAGAGGCAGATGAACGTGCCGAAAAACAAGCTGAGATTACCGCAATGACAAAGAATACAAACAATAATAAAGAATAAACATGAAGGCAGAATCATTATACATACAGAAGTTGACTTACGATGAGAACACTGGTAATGAAATTATCGGTTTGTTCCCATCGGAAGCTAACCCTGCTATTGTATCATCATATACCTACGATGCAAAGCGTATGGGTGGTGCTCCTACCCTTACTGCTACAATATATTCTTCTGAACCTTTGCAATGGAAGAAGGAAGAGTTCGTAGAGTACAATGGCGATAGATTCTTTGCGTCCTATACGCCAAACTCTACAAAGGATAATTCGTCTAGAATGTGGAAGAGCGAAATCACTTTTACATCTAGAAGAGAATTGCTTGATAACACTCTATTCTTTGATGTTGTCGTTGATGATGTTGATACTCAGGATAAAGACGGATACCGCTCAAATCAGACAAAGTTCACGTTTGGTGGAACTATCTATGAGTTTGTAGCTCGCATTAATAGCTCAATGGCATATTGTGGATTGTATCGTCCTACAGATGAATACAAGGGATATTACGTTGTTGTTGACGAAGGATATGGAACAGATGAAGTTAAGGAAGTATCATTTGAAGACCAATATTTGACTGATGTCTTGCAACTTATCAATACAACTTTTGAACTTGATTACTACTGGGATGGCAATGTTTGTCATGTCGGCAAGGTACAGCACGACTTAACAGATACACCTATAAAATATGGTAGTAGTGATGCCCTTATGTCCGTGTCAAAGGAGAATGCGAACTATAAGATAGTTGATATGATAACAGGTTACGGTTCATCTGATAACATGCCATATTATTATCCTAATGATGACGAGTTTGGCGAGGCAGTGTTCAATACAGAGAATATCAGCAAGGATAAAGTTAGTGTAGAATTATCAAAGTTCCTTAAAGATTCAAGATATAATGATACTCTTATCCTTTATAAAAGCAAGGAAGGAAAAAGTTACAATGGAAGTGTAGATGTAAGCTCGCATACATTCGATAGATTTACTACCCCATCTAACTTAACACAAGCTGATAATCAGTCTAATCCAACTGTTACTTGTCGATTTTCGTTTAGTATTCCAATCAGCGCGATTAAGGGGCAGTCGGTAGATTTGACGAACTTGAATTTTAGCTATGAATTAAATAGTTCTGTTTCGAGAAAAGACTATATAACAAACGTTGGTAATGCCGTCAAGAGCATATATATATTCAAAGGAAAAGAGTTGTACAAGACTATCTCTAATAAGATGAGTTTTGGAAGTGTTGCTACATACACATTTGAAGAGGATGGAGATTTCACATTATCTATAGAATCTGAGTTTTCTTACAAATGCAAGGTGTACAAAAATAGTGCTGGCATTAATGACTTTTATGGCGCGGATAGTTGGAATGTTGCTTTTAGTGGAAGTATTGAGTTCTTATACGAGTTAAAATCTGAATATGAATGGAGGAATGGTGACAAGTATATTCCTTACAGTGATGCCGGTATTAATGTAAGTGGAATCGGCGAGGCAAATTGCATTGAATATGACTATCAATTTGTAAAAGATGGTGACAGATATGGATTCAATAAGGTTTATACTGGAACTGAGGATAATGCAGTGAAGGTAATGGTTACTGATAGAGTCTGGATTGCACCATCATCGGTACTTATGCCTTCTATATATCGCAACACGAAAGGTGCAGAGCGTTTCTATTATGCTTTGAATAACACCCACAAGTTGCAAAGCGGTAGTGGATATTACGAGTTTGTAAACTTGTATAAGAAAGGCAATCCTCATCAAGGAACTGTTACTTTTGATGATATAAAGCCAACTATTAATGGAATTGTAAATGCGGAAGGGCAGCTATTTGGAGAGATTGCAGATGTTGCTTTTGATAAAGAAGATAGCGATGTAAAGGATAGTGACGGAAATTATATTCATAGCTATTTCTATATAAAGCTACATAAGTTTAATGGTGATTTTGGATTTGACTTATTTGCTCATGCTTTGGCTAGTGAATCAGCAAAGATAAATCTCATCAAGAGTAATGGATGCCCTGCTTGCTCATTTGTTATCGGGTGTTATTGGGATAGTGCAAATAATAAATGCTACAATAATGTACTTACTGACGGAAATGGAAATTTGAAGTCAGATAGTGGAAAAATGAATAGCAAAGGTGATTATATTCTTAGCGACACATACGTTAAGGATAACAAATCAAACCAAGATTCAACGAAAGAAGAACTTTGGATTTGCGTTCAGAAAGATACATCAACACTAGGTATCGTAATGCCAAACGCGAGTGCTGGCTTTAAACCGCAAAAGGGAGATTTGTTTGTCATTACAGGCATTAAACCTCCAAAGGTTCTTGTAACGGCAGCAGAGAAAAGACTAGATGATGCTCTTATCAAGCACATGAGCGAAAACAATACAGACCAATTTAACTACTCTGTTAAGTTTTCTCGCGTATTCTTGCAAGAGAATCCTGACTTTGCAAGCAAGTTGAATGAGAATGCAAAGCTGTCAATACAGATACAAGGCGATTCGGATAACGATGGAAATCTTATTAGTCACGAAGTTTTCGTCAGCAACTACTCAGTAAAGGTTGATAACGAAGATCTGGCAGAAGTTGAAATTGAGCTTGTAAATTCGTTGGAAGTTACAAAGAGTGATGTAAAGCAGATTATTGATGCAGTAAAAGGAGAAACGGTTAAATCTCTATCTAGTATGGCTGGGGGTAGTAATACCAATAGCTTTAATGCTAGTATAACCGATAAAATGTATCTCTCTAAACTGACAGATGATATAGCTAGCGGAACAATCACATTTCAGAAGGTACAGAAATTCTTGCAAGGCTTCTTCCTCGGTCACTCTAACGAGTTCAGTATTGATGGCAGCGGCAACGCTATCCTATCTAGTGTGATAGTGAACTTATTGAAGTCACTCGACTTTAACGAAGCAGAGCAGAGTGGTTTTGCTATTAAACAGAGAAGCGATGGAAAGTTTCAAATGCTGCTCACGGATTTGATTGTTTGGGGTAAGGCAATCTTCAACACCCTCTTGATACGTGAACTCAGCTACGTTGGCGGTAACATCGTCCTCTCCCCTGCTGCTGGCAAGATAAGCTACATCAAGGAAGTATACAGCGAGACGACGAATGAGCTGATTGGGTGGCAGTGCTACCTCTTAGCCGATGATGGAACGACCGCTACCATCAACTCATTCAAGGTGGAAGACCAAGTTAGGTGCAAGACATTCAACATTGCATCGGGTGTCTATGAGAACGTCAGCAACAAGGACTATTGGAGACTTGTCACTAAGGTATCAGCAGAGAATGAGGTAATCACCGATGGTGAAGGTCACGAACTATATGACGGAAAGAAGTTCGCATGGATTCAGATTGCGAAGGACAACTGCATGGAAGGCTCGGACAATCCTGCCGCAGGTGATACCATCGTCCTTATGGGTAACAGAAGTGATACAAGCAGACAGCACCTTTTGATGATGGAGACCGAAGGAGTTTCTGCACCGAAGTTCACTATGTACCGTGGAATCAACTCCTATACTTTAAAGGATAAATCTATCTTTGACGTTGGTTTCGATGGCATCAATATCGTTACCAAATACTTCAATATGGTAAACGTCAGCGGTGAGAAGGTATGGACTCCCATCTATCTGGGTGACTGGAAGGAAGGTACTGAATACAGCTACTATGATGAGGTCACTTGGCTTGGCACAAGATGGCTCTGCATAGTATCGGAAGGACAGACCACTACCGATGAGCCATCTGAGGATTCACCTTATTGGAAGGCTACGACCGCAATACAACGGAATAAGCTACTGATTGATTTGCGTGGGCAAGACACCCTTGATTGGGGTGAAACGATTGATGTCGTATGCTCAGTTGTCCGTGGTGATTCTATCGTTGATACATCGAGTGGTTGGGATTGGAGCGTGGAAAGAGATAGTGGTGACAAACAGGAAGATGCGGCATGGAACGCCACATCTAAGGCTCAGAACTTTAAAGGCACTATCAATATCGCATTTACTGAGAACGAGAATGACCTTGGAGCTGAGAATAAGAATACTTTCGGTGTCGTGTTTACCTTCAAGGCTTGGCAAATCGGTAACAAAACCAATGAAATTTCGGCAACACTGAGTGTATGATGAGTTGATTTACGAATTTATAAATAATTTTTAATTATGGCAAATAAGAATTTAGGAACAGCAGATACCGTGGCATCCGTACAGCAGACGGATAGCGTATTTGCGGAGGTTGGAGGTGCTGTAAGAAGATTGAAAATTAAAGACTTATCAAGAAGTCTTAACCTTTCCATCACTTCGCCAGAGGTGTATGCCTATGGTATCGAGTTCGATGTAACGGTAAGTTCAACGGCTGCAACGAGAATCGGAAACATGAGCATGCACAGAACCTTACCAGTGCAGACTTTGATGAAGGGATGCTTGCTCGATGATGATGGTAATGTGGTTGACTATCTCGACCCACAGGATTGGACTAATGCCACACGTGACGGAAGCAGAGGACAGGTTATGGTTGAGCTGCCAGAGTATTACGAAAAATTTGAAACGGATGGTAATAAGCGCAGAGCATGGATGAGCCTTGAACCTTTGGCAGGTTTCCGTAAAGTTCCGAAGCGTTACGTGAGTGCATATCAAGCCTACGTCAAGGACAACAAACTCTGCTCTATCGCTAGTGTGTTTGCATCATCCAATATCAGCCGTACACGATTCCGCAATATGGCAAGAGCGAGAAAGACTGGTAGCGTAGAATGGAATTGTCATGTATATGACATTCAGAGAGAACTCTATTGGCTTTTCGCTATTGAGTATGCTCAGTTGTCTTGTCAGACAAATTACAATGCTGCTCTGACTACTGAAGGTTATCATCAGGGCGGTCTTGGTAGCGGTGTTATTGGCGCAGATTGGTCTGAATGGTATACATACAATGGAAATAACCCATTTGTTCTTTGCGGTATTACTGATAGCCTTGGCAACCGAAGCGGTGTTGCTACCTACGACACTGGTACGAAGAATGGTGTTACTCTCGGCAAGGTAAGCGTTAACAGATACCGAGGTATTGAGTGCCCATTTGCTCATGTATGGCAGTGGACTGATGGAATCAACATTGAGATACAGGCAGGTGATAGCGGTGTCAGCAAGATATATATATGCCGTGACCCTAAGAAATTCTCTGATACAGGATATGACGGATATACCTATGTCGGTAATGAAGCAAGGACGGAAGGTTTTGTTACACAGATTACCTTTGGCGAATATGGTGACATCACAGCGAAGGCTGTTGGCGGTAGCGATAGTAGCTATTATGGTGACTACTATTACACAAACATACCTACGGATACAACTTTACGTGGCGTTCTCTTTGGCGGTTCTGCGCCTAACGGTTCGCGCTGCGGCTTCGTTTTCTTGTCCTCGTTTATCGTTCCCTCGGAATCGGATGCGCATTTCGCCTCTCGCCTTTGCTTCCTACCTGCTGCATAATCGAAGCGATACGGCTCGTCACACGCCCTATGCCGCCCGTCATTTATTGGCGGCATAGGGTGATTAAAAATTAGGTTTAACATTAAAATAATAGAGATATGGCAGACGATAACACAAAGCAAGACGATGGAAGTCTTGCATTCTTGAACATTCCTCGCAATGAGAACAGCCGTTCATTCAACTGCAAGGAAGTAAGTCAGAGCAAATTGGTGAATACATCATTTTGGCTGATTGATTTCATGGAGGATATTCCGACAAGATTCTCTAAGCAGAAAGGTACGAAAGGTCAGACCTTGGTGCTTGTGAAGCGAAATCTTGAAGACCCAGAGAGTGAAGCGATGAAGTTCTTCACAGGCTCACAGGATATACTCTATATCTTGCAGGAGATAAAGAAACGGAATGCCTTTCCTTGCAAGGTGACAATGCGAGGTAACGGAAACCGATATTTCGTAGAATAAAAGATATTAAGGTTGATGATTCCTAACGTGGCGTTCTCTTTGGCGGTAATGCGAATAACGGTTCGAACTGCGGCTTCGTTTACTCGAACTCGATTAACGTTCCCTCGGACACGAATGCGAATATCGCCTCTCACCTATACTTCTAAGGTTAAATATTATATATCGGAATCATAACCTCACCTCTTGGTGAAAAATTTAGGGACTCAGAAACGTGTTGGTAGGTATCAGCAATATCGCTAATAGTCGAAGACTCGGAGTAAGGAAGCAAAATAGCAAAAAAGATGAGAAGGATTGGTTATCTCTACGAGAAAATCATATCAATGGATAATCTCAGATTAGCTGATGAAAAGGCTAGGAAGGGAAAGAAAAATACCTATGGTGTGCGAGTGTTCGATAAGAATAGAGAGGATAATCTGTTGAAGCTGCATGAGATACTGGAAAATAAGGCGTTCAGAACATCAAAGTATGACGTATTCACCATTCATGAGCCGAAGGAGAGAGTGATATACAGATTACCATACTTTCCCGACAGAATCGTTCATCATGCGATACTGAATATCCTTGAACCTATATGGCGCAGCGTATTTACGTACAATACATATAGCTGCATCAAGGGAAGAGGAATAGAAGGATGCGCAAGAAGGGTTGGCGAGATTATAAGAAGACATCCTATTGACAGACCTCTGTATTGCTTAAAGATAGACATCGTAAAGTACTATCCTAGCATCGACCATGAGGTTATGAAGAAGATTATCCGAAAGAAGATAAAGGACACTGATGTATTGAATCTCCTTGACGAGATTATAAATTCTACAGATGGATTGCCGATAGGTAACTATTCAAGTCAGTATTTGGCTAATCTTTATCTTGCTTACTTCATGCACTGGGTGAACGAAGTGCTGAAAGTCGAGAGTACAGAATATGCCGATGATATAACATTCTTTGCGGAAAATAAAGAAGTATTGCATAAAGTTCGCAAAGCCATCAAATGCAAGCTCGAAGGAGAATTGAAGCTAAAGATTAAAGGAAATTGGCAGATATTCAAAATCGGTATGAATAGATACGACAAGAGCGGTCGTGCATTGGACTACGTAGGCTATCAGTTCTTCCGCAAGCAGAAGCTTATGCGTAAGAGAACGAAACAGAACCTATGTAGGGAAATGAAAGCCGCAAGAAAGAAAGGAATCAAGGAGGATGCACTGAAGATGAGGATAAGCCCTTGGTTAGGATGGACGGCTCATAGCGATAGCAGACATCTGTTAGAGAAGATAGGTGCGTTCCATTATATACATAATTATAACTTTAAAAAGATTGCAATATGAAAGTAATTTACGATAATGAGCCTTCAGTATTGGAGGCAGTAGGAAACGGAAGTCACCGTTATCACTACGACATCAAGACGGTGAAGGCAGAATCAACAGAGAAGCCTTCGGGTATAGAATTAAAAACTCAGTACGAATGCCAGGAAGTGATTGTATGGGAACCTCTCACGTCTAATAAGATTACCGAAGCGGTCATTGCTGATAAGTGGGATGGTAATCAGGAACAGAAGCTCATCAATGAGTATAATGCTATTCAGCTTGGCATCACTACTGATAAAACAGAGATAGCTATCAAGACTGCTGCTTATAAGGAGTTCCTTGTAGAGCGAGCACGTTTGAAGGCTATCGTTGATGCTGATTGCAAGACACTCGGACTTGAGTAACGTGATTGTTCAACACTTATAAACTGATAAGCTATGAGAACGGAAAAGAAATTCATGCGGCGTAGATATGCGCCATTGGTTACGGGTTGTTCATTGACCTGCACAACCCCTGAATCTCCACTTACGCAGCTTTATAGCGGTGGAGAATGGCAGCCTAACCGAGAAGGAACGGCAGCAGTTCCTTGCGGTATCAGCCCTATCGTCAGCGCATCAGCAAGGGATGGTAGTTGGCAGGGTAATACTCGAAGTAACGCCCATCTGTCACAGATGCAATGGTACGTGGACGGGCAGAAGATAGAGAGTGTAGCAAGCTGGAATGGAAAGTACTCCATCATTACTAATGGTGATAATAAGGGTATGCTTATTATCAAGCGCAATATCGGTCTGAACGAACGTATCAAGTTGCGTTTCGAGGGTCAGTTGTTCGACTTCCGTAATAAAGAGCTTATTCCAGTTAAAAGTGATGAGAAGACACTTTATACAATTCAAGCCGCACAGGATTCATGGAGCGTGGAAACGGACTATCCACTTAACCTCATGTATTCCTGCATTGATGATAATATGCTCTTGTATGACTATCAAGTTAGTCACGGAATAGCATCTTCGTTATCAGAACAGCAGATTAATGACGGAGAGCAGTATCTTCGCACGGCAGCAATAAGAGTGCGCAAAGGTAAGGAGATTCAGAAAAGCGGCTATACTTTGGAACTCTACCGCACAGATAGCGGCAGCGAAGTAAAAATGAGCGTAGGCTATGAGTTGCAGGCATTATCCCTTACAAGTATTATCCTTGATTTGCGTCTTGTGCCTAATGCGGCTACTTATCTCCTTAAAGTACTTGTTGGAGGTAAGGTGGTTTGCTTAAAGACAATCTGCACAGTCAACAGATTGCATAAAGCAATATCGGTAAAGCCGAGCGTTGAGAGCGATATTTATCCAGATACAGATATTATGTATCAGGAAGCTATTGTAAAATGTAAAGACCATGACGTGCCTTGCGCAGAAAACGTGATTAAGATGGTACTGCTTGGTACAACTGCTTATGAATCTGATGTGAATCTCGGAGAAGGAAAAGGGTTATTTTTCCGCTTGTCTGACCTTACCATGGGTGATACACAGAAGGATAACTTTGTTGAAACCTGCTTCGACTATGACTATAAGGAAGAGTATAAGGTTGCTACTGACGCAAACGGCAATGTATATACAGATGAGAACGGCAATCCGTTCATCTTTAACTAGGAGAATATGAGATACGTATTGGCAGATGAGGAAATGGCTATCTTGGCTGGATTTGATGTTATCACTCACAACGTTATTGATATCAAAGGAGAAAGTAAGATGGTTATTACGGAGAAGGGAATGATGGATGCATCATTGCTTGTCGGTGATGAGAGTGAGAGATTGAAACAGCTCAAAGGCACTATGTTCGGTAGCGCAAGAGAGTTGGAAGAGTATTTAATGAAATTTAAAAAATAAAAATATATGGAAGGTACATTATCAGGTAGTATTACTCTCAAGAGATTGAAGAAGGGATTAAACGTAGTATTGAGCATTGAGACAGAGAATGCTGCTCTTTATCAAGGTTGGAATGACAAGACTTCAACCCCTGCCCCTGATTTCAAGGATGCGGCTAACCAGCCTATCCTTGTTCCAAAGGCTGTGGCAACAAACGGACAGACTGCGACTATTACAAATGGTTCTTGGTATTACAATAACACATTGCTTGTGGTAACCACTACGGCAACATCGGAAGGCTTTTATAAGTGCAGCGATGCTAGATTTGCTATCAATCCATCTAACTACAAGCTAAGAATCATTGACAATATCGCATCGGCTAGCAATACGAGCAACGATATGTTTACGTTTAAGTGCTCTGGTGAAGCCGCTAACACAGATTATGAATCAGAGGCTACCGCAGAACTCCACTTGCAGATTGTTGGTAGTAGTGCGGCTGCTCTATATATTGAAGGCGGTTGTACTCTCTCCAAGGAGAATGCTTCGACTAAGCTTAAAGCTCGTTTCTTCATTGATGGTGCGGAAATCATAAGTGGATATTCATACCGATTCTACAACGAGAATAGTGAGACTTTGCAGAATACTTTGCAGGATAGTACATCAAGAGAGTTTACGGCTACACGTGATATGATTGATGGTATTGGCGGTATCTACTGTTCAGCATACAAGACAGGCGATAGTAAAAAGACCGCTCTTGCAACAGACTTTCACAAGATTACAGATATTGGTGACGAGTACGAACTTGAAGCTTCTGTCGATAAAGATTGGGATGGAGTAAATGCCCAGAATGTAACTGCTCATGTATATCGATTCTCAGCAGGTGAGAAGGGTGAAGATATTACATCTACATTGACAGGTACTTTCACGCATACATTCGCCAGCTCTCTGAATAACACAGAGCTTGGAACTAAGACAGGCGTATCGGTAGAAGTCGGTACGGATATTTGGGGTAAGATAGCTAATGATAACGAAGACGTAAGAGACTTTATTAGCTATAAGGCGTAATTTAAAACTATATACTTATGTTAACGACATCAATCACATTACATAGGAAACCAAAGGACGGTACATCTGTCACTATCATCAGTAAATCTGTTACATATCAGATAAGTGCAAGTGGAACAGAAATACCTACAGGTAACTGGAGCGACAAGGTTGTTGCGACAACCGACACGAAGCCTTATCTGTGGACTAGAACGATTGTAGTATACTCTGACACGAACTCTACTACAAGCTTTAGCGTATCGTATAAAGGTAAGGACGGTGCGGCAGGTAAGGATGCGATAAATATCAATCTATCTCCCTCTGAGCTTGTATACAATGCGGATAAAGACGGAAATATATCATCTACTCAGTTCAACAACAATTCATCTACTGTTAGTGCAACGAGGGGTGGTAAGGCTGTATCGTGCAGCGCAAGCATCGTGTCAAAGGATAACTGTAATGCTAATATCAGCAGCAATGTTATTAAATTGACAAGCATAACAACGGAATCGGTAGGTACAGGGAAATATGTTCCTGCATCTGCTGGCGGTGTGAAATTGAAGGTAACTGTGGATGGTACTGATTACTATTCCTATCTGCCATTCCGTGTTAACACCAATACCTTTGTAAAGACGGTATTGGAGACGGACGAAAGCTTTCAGCGCAAGTATACGGAGATAAGCAATAAGTATAATACTGTTTCTAATGAACTTAATGATAAGGCATCGAAGGACGAATTGAGGGAAGTATCATCAAGTATCGAACAGACAGCTAGGAGAATCTCTTTGGAAGTAAGCTCTAATGCAGTCGGCAGAAGGAATCTGTTAGTGAATAGCGATTTCCATAATCAGGAATCATTGCATTTCTCTTCGGGTACACGCATTGAATGTACTACTGGTAAGGATGGTATCAACTGCGTACATATCACAAGCAGTAACGAAAATGGTGTATATTGGGATGGAACGAAGAGCGGAGGCATAAGTGTCGTTATCACAAAAGGTAAGAAATACACATTCTCCTGTTGGGTTAAAAGCAGCAGTACTAGTGCTCAATTCAGGATTCGAGCTTATAGTACATCAGATATTGCTAATGCAAGCAGCGATATGTCTTTCTATAAGACAGATACTATGTATGTCTCTTCTCCTAATACATGGGAACTGTTCACATTTACGATAGATACATCATCTGCTGTCACTAACTATCTTGCGGTCGCATTCTGTGTAACTTCCGATGCTTATATCTGTCAGCCTATGATGGAAGAGGGAGATACATACAACGGCTGGTCTCGTTCTAAACAAGATTATGATTACGTGGGTGGTAATATGATAGACAACGCCAGAACTCTGGAAGTAGGCGGTAGTCTTAAATCGTTAAACCCTAATGGTCTACCCGATTATGAGCGTGCCTATTATGGCGACTGCATGGCTCTCCGCATCAAAAACACAAACGCTAATAATACGTATCTTGTCATGGAGTTTGCTACAGACTCGATGGAATTGGACGTTGATTACATTTTCTCTTTCCTAGCAAAAGGTAAGGCTTCTATTGGATTGTATGCTCAGTTCGATAGAAACGCTGAAGGCGATTCTGTTTTCAGCGAGGATAGTGTAAATCAAGGTACTCGTTTTTTAAACGTACGGTATGCTTCTATCATCGAAATACCTAATCAGCTTACGACAGAATACAAACGATATTGGGGACACATGAGGTTTCATGGTTATCTTCCATCTAAGCTTTATATCCAGCTGAATGGCGCAGGCGAGGTTTATGTCTGCCAACCTAAGTTGGAGGTAGGTGCTACCATGACCGAGTTCACCGAGCGGAAGACCGATTTGGTAGATAAAGCATCCTTGAAGAAGGCTGGTATAGAGATTACGAGCGAACAAGTCACCCTGTACGGAAACAAAGTGCAGGTAAAAACCCCGAGAACCAATCCTTCTGAGGGTTATGACGAAGCAGCGATGTTTGAAAATGGTAAGCTCAATGCGAAATTCATTAATGCAGGAGACGTTGTAGCTAAAGGTATCAATGCTCAGGAGATTACAGCTACTAAGCTTAATGTCACAGGAGATAGCAAAATCGGAATATGGAGCATTAAAAAGGATGATAATTGGGGGGATATTATGCAAGCGGAGGGTACAGAATATAATGGTACAACTGTTGTATCTGGTATTCAGTATTGCCCGTTATTTGTCCGAGGTGGTTTACTTCTTACTGATTATTTTCGCGTAGGTGTGTCCTGTACGGAGTTCTCTTATACGTCGGGCAATAATGCTTTTCGTGCCGTATGGCTTGGTAACGCCGCAAGAATAGTCTGTAAAGGTTCGAGTAACGAAATGAATCTTCCAACAAATTATGCTTATAATACCCAATACGAACCAGTGCAGTATATTTATTCTGAACAGAGTAAGAAAGATTCGCCTGCGTTGGCTATAAATGTTATTGCCAAGGGTTTTACAGGTACACCAACGGCTTTGCAGACAAACGGTGCTATACAAGGAGTTATTGCTCCTAATCTGAGAATTATGAATTATAACGGGCAAATAAGTAGCTCTGATTGTATAGTGATAGTTACGAAAGGTGGTATTACACTAAAATTGCCTGCTGGTCCTGTTGTAGGTCAGACTTTGCTGATTTACTCTAAAGTGTCGTCAAACGTGTATATCGAGTATGACAGCTCTGGTGGTTACGATACAGGGAAGATGTATTCAAATGGCAGTTTGCAGACTAAAATAAAGATAGGTAGAGCAGGTACTTTTACCTATTTCATTTTTGATGGAGAGAATTGGTGTTATGCTTACTTCAACGGTTCGCACAATTCTGCATAAAGATAAATTCATTAAAACAATAGAATAGTATAAAGAAATAAAATTATAAGCTTATGAAAAAGATAGTAAAAGGTAATGACTTCACGCTGCGAATCCCGGTGATGAAGATGGTAGAGGGGCAACCACAGGCTTTTCCTCTGCCAGCCTGTACGGACGTTGTGGTATAGGTGTGTAATCAGTTTAGGCGCAAGATGGGTATAGGCACTTATGCCAATCAGGAAAACCTCACGTACCTTGAGAGCAGGAAGCGTTATCATTGGCTTTCGTATGTATTTTAAATGTTAAGGCGGTTTACAACATGTAGCCGCCTTTCTTTTTGCTAGCAAAAACTTTCAGATTGTTACTTTTTATAAAGTTTAACACAAAAAGTAATTCAAAATTAAATACTTCTGTTATAAAAAAGCGTAACTTTGCGGCATAAATCTTATAAATCAACAAAACGACAAATTTAAAAATCAACGAATTATGACACAGGAACAAGAAGCCGAAGTCCTGCGGTTGATAAAGGACATTGATGTTACCGAGTTGATGGATATGCTGATAAAGCATGGTAATCGGTATAGCAGGAGAATATTGAAATTCTTCCGCTGGTTCTGCAAGTACGTACCTATCGTTATTATGTGCTTCCACGCATACGGAATGTGGGATTTCTCGCAGCATCCAAGGGAAATGTTCATAACAAACAATGAGAATTTTCCATGCTATTTATTCATCTACTTTATGGTGTATATTTTACCTATGGTTTTGATATTAGCAAGTAGATTTTTCTTCCTATGTTGGAGATATAGAATACCTTTCTTTTACTTTTTCGGAATCAACGCTGCCCACATCGTGGAATGGAACTGGTACACAACTAAAGATATGGTTGATTCTTGCTTCACTGTTATGGTCGTGACTGCATTATTCTACATATATGGATTTGCTGAAATGTTTGTTAATAACACTAAGATGGGACGGAAAATTTGCTCATAAAGGTACTTTTTACGAAAAAATCACAAAAACTTGATTTATATGGCAAAGATATTGAATTATAAGCTGCTAGGTACAGCTTTGAAATCATTGAGCGATGCTTGTTTCAATGCTGATGAGCAGCAGAGAAATGGCGAGAAGGTCACCGCTTGCGGAATGAGCGATGATGACCTGGATAGATTGTGTGACATCATCCCAGATATGCTCAATCCGATGTTGAGCACAGAGGAAGTCAAGGAGAAATTGCACGTTTCTGATGCTACATTGAATAGAATGGTTGCAAGGGGCGACATTCCTAATGGTGAGTGCAAGAAGCGTGGGCACACTAGGTATTGGAAGAAGTGGGATATTCTGCACTTTATTAAGAGTAAGAGAGGTAAGTGATTGCCTCTCTTTTTTATTTATTGTGACACTACCTCCTATCACATTAAACCACTGATAATTAGCCACTAAAAGAAAGTGTGATAGAGTTATGTTTACTCTACCCTATTCTTCGTACCTTTGCATCCGTAACGTTACAATAGTGTTAGTTAATATTAAGGATAACTTAAAAAGATTGTATCATGGAAATGACAGATGCAAAAGTCGTGGAAAAGAAAATCTACGAAGATGGTAAGAAGGAGTATGCCAGCAAGGGTTTGGCAGGAACAGCCCTCGGAATTGGCATCGGTGGCTTGGCTTTAGCTTTGCTCAACGGAAATGGTCGTGGTGTTTTCGGCTCTCTCGGTGGCAGCAATATGCCTGAGAACGTAAACATCAACACATACGGAGCTAACTCAAGCTCAAATCAGCCAACCGCCTTGCAGGTAATGGAGAAGGAATGTGCTGATGAGGTGAAGTTGCTTACCGACATGTTCGGCTTGAAGCTTGACACCGCTAACAAGTTCTACGCCATGCGTGAGACAGACATCGCTGAGAAGTTCTCTATGTACAAGGGTGCTACTGAGGCTATCAACGCTGAGAACCGCCGTGCAATGGAGGCTGAGTTCGGTCTTTACAAGTCTCAGATTGATGCGGACTTCGGTCTGTACAAGAATCAGAGAGACCAGTACGATGCGTTGCAGGCTAAGTATTGCGACCTCGACAAGAAGGTAGCCGTTATGGAGGCTCTTACTCCTTACAAGGAGAAGCTGATGATGGCTTACGTGAACGAGAAGTGTTGCCGCAAGATTGATGGTGTTCTCGGACTCCAGAGCACTCCTACTGTTACAGTTCTCCCATCTGCAAGCATTTGCGGATGTGCCGCAGCTTCAACTCCCACTACAGGAGCGTAACAGAGCAGTAAGAAAGTCTGTGAAAAGGACTAAGAAAAAATGAGTTGGTGAGGGGTGTTTGCCCTCGTGGTGGATGCCCTCTCACCTCTCTATAATATATCACCAACTTAAAGATATTGATTATGATGAATTTTGGAAACAGCCCATTATTGGATATGGGTACAAATCAGCAACAGCCGCCAACGATGGATGCCGAACTACAAAAGGTGTATGAGGCAATACAGCAGAAGCGAGCATCTATCAATATGCAAGCGCAGCAGTCTTCCACCCCTTTATGGGATGAAATCGACAAGATTGAGGACAATCTTACAGGCGCACAACGTCAGTACTTGATGCAGAATCAGGAATACGTTAATAGCTTGCAATATGTCTCTAAGCTCGTACAAGACGAGGAATTGCGCATCATACGTCCTCGCATTGAGAGTACTCAGCAAGGACAGGAGGCATTGAAGAAGCACTTATCTTTGATGCAAAGACTAAGAAAAGAAGTAGCGCAAGCAGAAGAACAGAAATCTGCTATGCTCAACGATTATATGACTAATCATAGCGATAAAACTTGGCAAGAATATCTCGTTTGGTACAACAAAACAAAGAAAGGAGAAACTAAGAAATGAACGTAACAGAACTGAAAGAGAAACTGCTTACATCATTGGATTTGTGGGCAGACGCAAGAATAAGTGATATGGTGAAGGAGAACCCTGCATTGGCTATTCCTTCCGTGTATATGAAGCGAGCTTCACACAACATCATCGCCAAGCACAAGGATAGTTGGGGCAAGAGCATTGACAACGCTACCCTATTCATCGCCGATGAAGACGGAAATATAGATGCCAACACGATATTTGAAGATATGATGCAGATGCTAAAATCCGTGGAAGATTACAAATTCGATGTAGGTTTTATTCACGGACATATCGACAAAGGAGTTGTGTCTATTGACCTGCCAGATGGAATTGCCACCGCTATCCTATTTGGAAGCAAGCGAAGCATCAACTTCACAGAAGAAGACTTTGTAGAGTTGAAAGATTTGATAATAGGTTAAAATATATAAGATATGGAAACAAAAGACATTATGAGTAAGTTCGATGAGCTGTATGGAATGATGGCATCATCAACAAACGTAAAGTATATGCACGTATTCGGTAATACGATGCGTTGCATGATGAAGGATATGGCATCCAAACACCCAGAGTTGGCACAAGAGTATCTTGATAAGCTGTGCGCTATCAAGTGGAACAACTATCTCACCAAGAAGGAGGCTTCTGAGATTGCAAACGGAATGAATCCTCCTGCCACTTGGGATATGCAGACATGGCTCAATGCTATGACTGGTCTAGGGCTTGCAACAGAGGAGAAGCCTTACTATAACGACTATGCTCTTTACGTTGCTATGAATCAGGTTGTGAGCGACCACGGATGTACAATTGCCAAGATACTCGGCAAGGAAGACGTGAAGGATATTGGTACAGAACATCTGGTTAAGTATGCCAACCACCTTGCACTCGACTTGTTAAAAGACAAGGATGGTGTGTACGACATCAGAGAGTATTTCTTGAAGTAACACTAAAAACATACGGTTATGAAAAAGGTATTTGAAAACATATTGGCAAGCAACGATATACAGGCTATTAAGAATTGTGTTGCGACAATGGCTGATTGTTGCGAAGTTGGAATGAATGACGGTGTAATGCTTGATATGATGAAGCAAGTTCAATGTGAGATTGGCGAGTGCCATTTTGATGAAGAAATGGCAGATATACATCTTTGTCTCATTAACCAGCTACACACAAAGGATGTTGCTAAAGATTATTGGCATGAAGTCAATAATGACAACATCACCATCAATGATTGGTGCGTCCTTTGGGGCGAAATGGTTAAGCGAAATAATGAGAAAATAAAGAAATGGTTTCCTAAAATCAATGCGCTCGATTACGAACGTAAGATTTTCGATGAGTGCATTTCTTTCTTGAATAACGGAGGATTGCCGTATCATGATTTAAAAGTATAAAGTTTTTCGTTATTCTGAATGAAGTTTCGGTTTTTTTTGCTATCTTTGCAAACGGAGACCGAAACTTTATATTTATGTATTATTCAGGATAACAGATTATGACAGATTTATTAGATTCTTCACAGATTCGGCAGATAGGTGTTACTATATTTTCAGCTATACTTGCCTTTGCAACGCCAACGGAAGGATTCGTTTTGGCATTGGTTATAGCCTTTGGCTTCAATATCTTCTGCGGTATGCGAGCTGACGGCGTGAGTGTTGTACGATGCAAGAACTTTTCTGCATCGAAGTTCAAGAATGCACTTTTAGAAATGCTCTTGTATATTGTTATTGTGTATGTCATGTATGGAATCATGGTAAGTTGCAACGACAATACAGAAGCATTATTTGTGATTAAAATGTTTACGTACATATTTTGCTATGTGTATATATGCAATTCGTTTAAAAATCTCATTAAGGCGTACCCTAAGAATGTTGCATTCAGAGTTATTTATTACATTCTGAGGTTTGAGTTTGCGAAGGCATTGCCGAGTTATTGGAAACCGATATTGGAGAGATTGAATCAAGAGTTTGATAAAAAAGAGGAGGAAAACAAAAATGGAAGTACTAATTGATAGGGCTTGGAAAAAGGATGGCTATACTATTAGTCGTCTGTACGTGAATGGCAAATTGTTCGGATGCAATACTCTTGAAGATACAGACAGAGGATTGAATCAAGAAATGGATTTGAACGAAATCAAGAATAAAAAGGTATATGGGCAGACTGCAATACCAAGCGGCAGTTATGAATGCGTATATACCTACTCCAACAGATTCAAGAAGATGTTGCCGTTATTACTGAACGTCAAAGGATTTGAAGGAATACGCATACATAGCGGTAACTCTGCAAAAGACACAGAGGGGTGTATTCTTATCGGTAAAAACGATAAGAAAGGATGGGTTAGCGATTCTCGCTTCTGGACAAGCAAGCTCATTCAGACTATGAAGACAGCTTGGGATAAAAAGGAAAAAGTAACGATAGTAATTCAGTAGCTTATGAAACTGATTGATAAGATAACAAGGGTTGTAATTGCCATTGCAGTAGCAATGCTGATTCTATCAATGTTCTGTAGATGCACTACTACTAAGTATGTTCCTGTTACAGAATACAAAGATAGGGTAGTAGTAAAGACGGATTCTTTATTAAAGACTGATTCCGTCTATGTGCATGATAGCGTATCTGTTTATATTAGAGGCGATACAGTCTTCAAGGACAAGTACCATCTTCAATATAAAGACAGATACATTGTAAGAAACAAATCAGATACCTTGATTGTACGAGATTCGATTCCATATAAAGTTGAGGTTGGCAAGCAACTATCAAAGACTGACAGAGCTTTCTTGAATATAGGTAAGATAGCATCAGTTTGTCTTTTTATAGGCATTCTCGCATTTTTAGGTTGGATATACTGGAAGTTAAAACTACATAAACGTTCTTAGTTTTTTCTTATGTTTTTATTTGGTTATTGATTTATAAACAAAAGGGGGTGACCGCACGCGATGTGTAGCCACCCCTAAACATATAATAATGCACAGAAGTTATTCGTCAGCCTGAATAAAAGAGATTCCATACTTTTCAGTATAGTAATTCTCGTTTTTCACACGTATTGTTTGTGAATCGTAATATAATACAGTTTTGTCAACAGTTTCATAGAAATAACCATACTTTTGCCTAAGATGATACATTGCATTTTGTATGCGCTTTGGAGTGATACGAACTTTATATTTTGTATTTTGTTCTAGACCGCTTCTTACACGCCACGATTCCATCTTTCTTGTATGAGTAATCTTCTTACTCAATTTAGAATAGTCGTATGATTTTCTACCAGAAGACCTTCGTTGCCTTACGTATTCATCTATTCTTTTCTGTGTTTCTTCGGTGTGCCTAAGATGATTCTTTGCAGCACACCGAATTATAGTAGTCTTGGCAAATCCAGTAGCATCTGCTATTTCCCTTGAAGACATCGTGGGATATAACTCAAATACTTTCTCTGTAAGACCTTTTACTTTAGAGTACCATACCATAAACTAACGGTTATCACCGCTACCATGCAACTTTCCTCTTAATTGGCGAGAGTGAAGTTTGTCATAGTTCATTTTTCCTATATCACTAAGTTTGAATCCAATATCGTGAGAAAGGGTTGCGCAAAACCATAGTACATCACCAATCTCTTTGGCAATTTCCAACTTCTTTTCATCTGTAAAAACAGAATCGTTATCACGCAATACTTTCTTAACCTTATCGGAAACTTCACCAGCTTCACCTGTCAATCCCAATGTAGGATAAATGATAGGGTTAGGATAAGTAGCAGTCTCTAGAGCTAACTGCTGATACTCGTCTAATGTTAAATTGTTATTTTCCATTTAAATATTTAAAGTTTAAAATTCATGTTTCTTGCAAACCTTATCACAAGATGTTTCGCAATCTTTTTTGTAGCACCATCCATTTCCTAAGATGTCTTCGCGTCCCATCCAAAGACAGTTACCACAACATTTTTCTTCTTTTTCCATATTACTGATGTTTTATCACTTCCAAATACTTCAACTTTGCGAATCGGTATGATTCATACACCTCATCTACATTCACATCTGTATTAAAAGCGAGAATACATCCTTTGTTATCATAGAACCCAAGGATGATATACTTTTCTTCTACATACCCTGCAACGTATGCGCCAATATCTTTACCTTTATAAAGAACAGGCTCTCCACGATACGCATTAAAAAATTCTTTATTTGTCATACGCTATTTGAATTTAATGATAAAAAACTCAGTATCAAGCCACTTGTCGGGGCATAAGCCTTTCTTTGGCTTGCCGATGGTGATACTCTCAATCTCCTTTTCAATTCGTGGACTATCCTTACGGTATCCGTTGATGAAGAGAACGTGAGTATATTGTTTTGCGATAAAATGGTTACAACGTATCATCAGTTTTAGATAATCAATATCTCCGTTTATCTTTTTATCCATCAAATACTTCGTAGGATTTTTTGCAAAAACATCATAAAGTCGAACTGTCCAGTAGCCCTTAATCTCCCGATACTCCTCGGTCTTTTCGCCTGCCACAATCATATCGAACCACTGCTTGCTGACGGTGAGGGTCAAAACCCTTTTTCTTCGCACCGATAAATACTTATCCATTATCTTTATCTGTCTGTCCATACACTATTACTTTAACCATTTACAATGTTTCTTTTCCCATTCATCAAAAGAAAGAATTTCATTTACATTGCCTAATAATCTCATTTGTTGATAGTAGCTATTGTAAGCATCAACCTTCATTTTATATATTCCTCCAAATGTTCCCTTCATATCTTCTTTCTTTTTAAGCATCATACGCTACTTTTTCTTATCGAATTTATTGCCAACAATAGACCATTCAGAACACCGAGCAATAGCTGTAAAAGAAAAATTAATATTCCCAGTAACATCTGAACATTTAAAACCACATAAAGAATCATCCCATTTTACTGTGGCTACACGTTCAAAGTGTGGGCTACTTATAATATCGCCTTCCCAAATTTCATTGCCTTCACAATCTTTCAGACCTGTGAATTGGCAGACCGTTAAAGGGTCAACCTGATGTGCCCCATTTCTATTAAGCATTGATCCACTCTGCCTATCCTCGATGATGTAAGTGTTACCACATTCAGCATAGAAGTAACCTTCTACCCAAGTGTTATTGTCAAGACGTTTTGCCTTGAACTTGATATTTTCTACTTTCATAAGCTATAATTCTTCTTTTTCAAATTCACTCTTTGGAACACGATAACAAACTTCTGCACCATAGGAACGTTTTACGCCTTTTAAGGGCATTAACTTTTCTAGAATATTATGTACCTTAGTGCCTTTTCTAGCACTAATAGATATATAATCATATCCATAATTTGCTAGTAATGGCGAACTGTTTGTCATATACACCTTGCCATTTTTACCAAGATTACAATGATTTCTTGTAGGCTGGTAGTACAATCCACTAGCCTTATGCTTGATTCTGTAAGGTTTAATCATAACCATTCCTCCAACTTTTCAATAGGTTTCCAATGAGTGATAGAAGCCATTCTTCCTTTCCATAAGATAATGAAGCCATTACTATCTTTTGTGACAGTTGCGCATTCCACTCTTCTGTTTTTGAAAACATTATCAGGAGCCATCTTGCTTGTTACAAAGACTTCTTCTCCGTAAGGAGGCAACCCATCCTCAACAGATACCCAGTCTGACTTTCCTAACTCTATCAAAGCATCACGCAATAAGCTATTCGCTTTTCTCAAAGGCGCATTATGCTTATCGTTCCCAAACTCCAAGCTATCAACATTATTGCGGATAACTTCTTGTATCAGCTCTTTAACTTTCTTCTTATCCATAGTTGTCACAAATTAAAATATTCACGTATCTGCTCACCTGTCATGTGATATACCTCAGATATTCGGCAGTCTCTAATTGGGCTATCCCATGCACTGGTAAGTTCATCATTACAACTACCATCAGCAACACGCTCTACGGCTTCTTCTTGTCCAGTTGCAAAGTCAACGCTTAAAAGCTGCTTTTCTTCATCACTAAGTCCTTTTCCATCCAAAGCTATATTCAGAGCAATTTGCAACTCGTCATGAGCCTTGTCTGAATAGCCAATAGCCTTATCTAGATGACGTTTGATTGATTTTTCTTTCTTATCCATAGTTGCTTATTTTTTATCTTCTTCAAGAATTTTTTCTATTGCCTTTATTGAATTGTAAACAACAAAAGTTTCTCCGTCATTCATCTTTATTGTAGATGTATCATTTGGATTCTCTTGTATTGAAGCGATAATATTTGGGTTCAATAGTATATACCCAGAACCTTTGTATCTATCTTGTAGTATTAATCTAATCATATTCTTCTTTCTTTTTACCCTCTCCCTGTTACCAAGGAGAGGATGATAATTAGTAATTTGTAATATGCTTTGCATCCATTATTTTTCGCATAAGGATGTCTATTTCTTTATCTGATGCTATATGGTCTATTGGATAGCGCATAAAGTTTCCCCAATCACTTTGCTTTTGAATATCGCCGTTGGAATCCATACCAATCAAACATCCATATCCATCACCATTTATATAACCATCATGGATAAATATACTTCCATTACTTGTTACAAGAAATTCTCCTCTTTTAAATTCGCTCCTTTTTAACATATTCTTCTCTTCTTTTTACCCTCTCCTCTAAAAGGGAGAGGGTGGTTAGTTAATCTTTTTTCGGCTTAATACCCCATGCAAGGCATCCAAATCTAATATCAGTACTAATGTTTGAGCCATCAAAAACTCTCTCTTCTCCTCCAATAGACGTTAGGGTAATACCTATAGGCAATGAAGGGTAGAGATATAGCGGAATCAAACGAAGTCCAAGAGTGTTTTTCTCGTTGGCAACCTTCTTGTCAAATTCCTCCTTTGTAAGATGTCCCTTGTCTAATGCAGATTGTAAACAAGAAATTTCTTCCTCAATATCTTCTTCGGATTGCCAACTTCCAAAATGTAATGCCTTACATTGACTTTCCGTAAGAGCATTCCAATCAATGTCTTTCTTAAATTGTTCTTGAACTTTTTGCCAAGCATCATTGAGACTTTCCTTTTTAAATTCTTCGTCCCACTTTTTATATACTTGGATACACGCAATTTGATTTGCAAGCCATTTCAAAGTATTACTAACTTTGTCTTCTAATGAAATTTGTTCCATATTACTTATATTTAATCCCATAAGGGTGGTTAGTTACTCTGTTACTTTCTCTAAGGAAAAATAATCAATTCCCCAAGCTTCATTTACGTCTTTGTAAGGTTCTCCGTTTTTCTTTATTTTTCGGATAAGAAAATGAACCTTGATTTCATTCTTGCCAAGCGACATAGCATCTTTTAGACGTTCTATGATAAAGATATTGCCATTTTTATCTTTCACCTTGTCACCTTTCTGAAAAGGTAACAAACTTAGAAAGTCGTTCATTATATCATTCTTCTTTCGGCGAAGCTCTTCTATTTGTGAATCCGCCATCTTTAAACAACCTTCTACATTCTGTAATTCGTTGTATAATTCTATTTCTGTCATATTACTTATATTTATATCCCATAAGTGATGGTAATTACTCAACTACTACAGACTTCCAGTCTGGATAGCCACCCAAATCCTTCTCTTGTCCACAATTCATTTCAAGCCAGTCTTGCAGACAATCCTTAACTACTTCTCTGTCCTCTGAATCATCATTAGATTCAATGACAACTGTAAACTTATGTTTCATATTACTTATATTTATGCCCGAAGGCTGTTAAACAATCATTTGTGTCGTGGATATGTATAGGGTAACACTTGCAATCCCTAGACCAATTAGCGTAAGGAGAAATCCTAGAAACTTATACTTAAAATCCTTTGTATGTAAGAATAAGTATGCTCCAGCTAACATTAGTATATCTCCTAGTACGAGGAGAATAATCATGTTTATTTTCATTTCTACACCTCCATTTCTGAGTTAAGTCCTAAACCAAAGAGAAGGTGCTGCAAACTATGTACATAAGGAAGGTCTACGCATATACTGCTACTATAATCAAAGTCGTCAAACCAAAACTTACCATCTTTCGATGTATAAGTAAGAAATAATCCGCCTTTGTAATAGAAGTATGCACAATCATTTATCTTTGATTTCTTCCATCCATTCTTCTCTAGAATGGATGGAGTGAGTACAACTGGCTTTATATCCTCAACACCAACAAAGCAGTACACCAATCCTTCTTTAGGGCAAGACAAGTCAAAGTGATTTCCGTCTCTTGGCTCTTTAACAACCATGATTTTGTTGTGATACATAACAACATCACCAACTATATATTTCTGTGCCATACACTTTACTTTTTACGATGATTATACTTCTTTATAGCATCTTTCTTTGATGCTGCCATAATCTTAACTCCCTTGATGGTGAACTCATGCTGCGCCTTTGGCTGACACTTCTGCTTATCAGAAGGAATGCTGCCTTTCGGTGTACCAAGTCTAGGACTTGGGCTTCTAAAAATATCACCTTGTGCGTAAGCTGCCGTAGCAGCCATCATTAACGCCATTCTCATTAAATTTCTACTCATAGCTTACTCCTTAACTTCTTTAAAGATTACATTCTTTTTGTCTGAACGATATTTAGGAAGACACTTCAATCCAAGTGGAGCTGCGCCACAATAGCCAGCCACTACTTTAAAGAAGCATCCTTCACAAGTGTCATGTTCAACAGCTTCAAGAATAATAGTTACTCTTTCGCCTACTTTAATCTCGTT